ACTTCTCACACATGTCTTCATACTTCTCAATCAGATCATACACATTATTTATGTATTCAGCACTTACAGATCCTGACTTTGATATTCTATCCGCAGAATCTAAAATATCCATACGTAATTTATCAAATTTCTTCTCTGCTTCTCGATAGTCAATTTCTTCCGACAATTTCTTAATGTCATCATGTATGGTTTTTATGGCATCAGTAGTTTCACGTTCAAAGGCCTTTCTCTCAGATCGATCTGAATTCTGAATCGCTTCCAATTCAGACTGTTTTTTAGTCAATTGCGCCAATTCTGTTTTAATAGTTATTTGGCATTCCTTCATCTTTTTTCGCTCTTCTATGAAACCGATTTCAATCTGGAATGTATCACAAAATTTTACCAATGCTTCTTTTATAACCACAGAACCAACTACAATAACTCCTACTGCAAGAAGTAGATTTAGCCAGTCTAAAGAAGCTAACTGCATTATATAGTCATTCATTATCCACCACCTTCTAGTAATTGCTCTACCATTTCGTCTAGTTCTTCGTTTGTAATTGTACTTATTGGAATATTTACATTTTTATTTGATATTGTCTGCGTCGTTCCATTCACAGAAATCGACTCAATCACGTTAACCTGTGCCCCCGATTCGACCCCGCCCAATTTATTCTTCTCACTTGTCGTATAATCATTGCTCGACAATCCCATCCCGGCAGTTTTATCTACCTTAGACGCAAGTTGATCCCCGACGATTTTTGCATCAGCTAGGGATCCTGAGACTGTAAGAGTTGTGTCTATGAGGGATGTTTTTAGGTCTTCGAAGGTTGTGCTGTGGGTGCCACGGGCGAGGTTATCAATCACAAGTCTGTCATCGTTAAGTATTGTTTGCTGTCTAGGTTCTTCAATTATTCTTGGCATTAGCTATCACCTATCCTTAGGATTTAATAAATAAAACTGCGCCACTAATTATAAGATTTGAAGTTATTCCACCTGGGTATAAATATACTTTAATTGTTGCCGTTCCAGAAGATACGCTAACAGACATATCATGTGTTGCTGCCGTGGCTCCACCAGATACATATACTCCAACTGGTTTTGTACAAAGAAGTTTATAACCACTTGGGACAGACATCGTTGTAGAGTAATTCCCAGCAGACGCATTTTTACCACAAGTTATATTAAATGAAATGGCTTGAACTAAATCTGCAACTTTATTATTTACATAGGTATATACCGCTCCGCTGGTTATAAGACCCGTGCCACCAGAAGAGACGGAGGTTGCTTTGTTGATGTAGGAATAAACCCCTCCGCTTGTTACGAGAGAAGAATTTCCTGAAGAGACGGTTGAAGTTGTAGAATAATTTTGAAGGGCTGTTCCGCCAGATCCATTGCTATTACATCCAACATAAAAGCTACCTGGAATATGAACGTTTCCTGAAGTATCTACGGAGAAAATGTTTTTGCTGTCACTAGTACGACTAGACGTACCCCATCCTATTTCAAAAGCGTTAGAGGAATTATTAAGATTATACTTTCCTATTACTGTTTGATAAGGTGAGCCTGCTGTCGTAAAATATCCTCCGGCATGGGAATAATGTGCATTCGCCTCCGTATAAGCTCCTTCGGCATGTGAAGCTGTTCCCCAAGCAACACTACCTCCTCCTTCTGCATGAGAATATAACCCGTAAGCGGTCGTACAAGATCCTTCAGCATGCGAAGTATATCCACTAGCAGTATTATCACTACCTTCTACTACTGAATAATTTCCTATTGGATAATCGTTTTCATTTCTTATTCCTAAGTCATAATATGGTGCAGTCTCCGTCTTACCCCCTTCGTTCTTACCACTACCATATCCAATATGTGCTAAAACTGTAGATCCACTATATAAATTAATTCCACCGCTAGAAGCTGTTAAATAACCAGAGGATGTATTTCCTAATGTCATACTAGTCGATCCATATTGCGCTAATTGCGTAGTTCCATCATCAGGACTATAGAAAGTTAGCGCTGCGCTATTAGAAGACGAAATTCCTACAACCTTTTTATTATTTGCATAAAAATTAATTGCTGATCTCGTAAACTCTGACATTAAATCGGCAGTATTAGAAGTTTCTCGCGTGCCATCATAAAATCTTAAAGCACCGTCTGTAAATTCTGCAACTAATTTGTTATTTCTCAAAATTCCAATATTATCAGAATTAATACGAATATAATCAGAAGAATCATCTGAATTATGGACTTGAATTCCATTGCTAGAATCTATGTAAGTTATATAATTTGTAGCAGTTGCTGCACCACTAGAAGCCATGCTTGCAATAGAAGATGCAGTATATCCTCCGATGGTTACACTACTTCCAATTGATCCGCTTGTGGCGGTAAGATATCCTGCAGCAGTAACCTTAAATTTTCCGCCCCCCAATGAAATTCCATCAGTACCAATATAAAATCCATTATTAGAACTACTTAGACTATCCATACCGTAATAAATAGAACCATATGTTGAATTTGTCCCAATATTAATCTTTTGGGAACCTGCTCCAATGGTACCAGAAGTTGCAGAAATATTGCCTGTAAAACTAGCTCCACTTGTACCAATAGTAACAGCCGCATTGCCATTACCCTGATACAAAACAATCCCGTCAGTAGAATCCCACTTAGCTAACACATCAGTATAATTCCTAAACTGGATAGCGGAATCTGTAATGTAAATATTTCTCTTTTTACTACTTGACGTTCCAAGTTCACCAATTCTAACTGAAGCATCCTCAATATAAACCTTAGATGCATTATTCCTTACTAAATCAATAGCGGAAGAAGATATCCTTACATAATCTGTATTATCTGAGGAATCCTGAATCTTAATACCATTATTTCCGTCGATCTTAATATAATTTGTAGCCGTAGCACCAAGCCCAGAAATATCAGAAGCAACTTCACCAAGCGTGATAGAATTCGCAGCAATTTTCCCGCCCGAAATTACAGTAGATGATCCGCTTGAATCCTTAATAATAAACTGATTAGTGATTGCCTTAATCATGTCATTAGTAAGGCTAAACTCAGTTAATTCCCCATTAAAAGTAGCAAGCAAATCAAATTTATCCGCCGTCTGATTTAATTCCATCCTATGGCTTGCAATATCATCAACTAATCCATTATGATGCGTAGTTACATCTTCAACAACAACGTCATAACCATTTACTGTCTGCTCAACAGTAGTTACTCTATTCCTAAGACTGGTAGTAGTTCCATTATTTGTGTCATATTGATTTATAGAAGTATTTATATCAGTCTGCCAAACCTGACCGACAATTGAGTTATTACTTCTATCTGCTTTCCAAGATACACCAGAAATCCCAACACTACAAACAGGAGTAGTATAAGTTGTATTCCCGTCATCAGTTTCAATTTTCCAACGAGACCAGATCCATTGTCTTGGATTAGCTGTACTATCAATTTCTGGCAAATCGTTTACCCAAGTAGGATTTTGCGGTAATACCGTTTCACTTGTGCTTATACAATATTGCTGAGTAATTTTATTAACTGTAGCACCGTCCTGCCCATCTATACCGTCAACTACAAATTTTACAGGAACAGACCAGTCATTAGGACTTATAGTATGTATATCTCCCTGAATTGCAAATTTTACTGTGGTTATATAACATGGTTCACGATCGCTATTTGTTTCAGGAACATTCAGACTCCAACCTGTTGGAATGGGAGAGAGTGTACCTGTTGAAAATGTATAAGTCGTTGTAACACCGGGCTTGCTCGGAGTCGTAGAAGCACGTTTGTAAAGCTGAACATTTGCTTGAGAATATCCGTCTGCCGCAAATTTAACAGGTTCAGACCAAGATGTAGAACCAAACTCATAAGTCGCGCCAAGACTGATAGCATAAGCTGATGTTACATAACAAGGGAATCCGTTGGCTTCTGGAATTTCTGTATACCATCCAGTTGGAATGGGAGATAGTGCACCAGTAGCAAAAGTATAAGTACAAGATGACGTTGGTGCTGAAGGTGCCGTTTCTGAACGCTTATACAAACTCACCATCGCCTGATTATAACCATCTTCAACAAGCTTTACAGGATCTGTCCAATAGTCGCCATTAATAGTGTAAATATCTTTTTGACTAACCGCAGATACGGATGTTACATAACAAGGCTTTCCATCGCTTGCCGGAATATTTGTATACCATACCGTAGGGATAGGGCTTAATATTCCTGTTGAAAATGTATAATTCATAGTTTGATTTGGTTTTGATGGAGTTGTGTCAGAACGCCTGTATAAATTAATAGTAGCTTTATTATATCCATCTTCTCCACGAATCAAGCTCCATGAATATGCGGTATAAATTGTCGGAGATGCCTGGGTTTCATTTGTACAGACACCAATATACAATTTTCCTTCACTATTAGTTGTACTAAAGTCCTGTGATCCGTCCGCAGAATTTGCCCAAGCTACATGAACATACCCATTAATTCCAACATAACTCTTTGAATATGAAGTAACACTACTTCCGTCAGTATATGTAAATACTGTTTTTATCCAAAGCCATTGCCCTTTTGAAGGGGTTGGAACATTAGAAGACCAATTACTAGGCTGTGTAGATCCGCTATTTGATACACCATAGCTAATAGTTGTTTCTAAAACACCTAAACCATTCTGAACAAATTTCACCGGCTGTGTCCATTCCGAAGATGGTATAGTATCATAATATGAAGCAGAACTTGCCGTTGCGAATGTCGTCCAAAGATCTGCAACGCCACTTGGAATAGAATGCGACCAACTTCCAATATTTCCTACAATTTCACCATTTGAAAAATAATATTTTATATCATTTGACGGCAAAGCGGGGGTAGAAGTTGATCTTTGGTATAAATAAACAAGGGCGACACTAATACCTTTATCGCCCTTTTCTCCGTTAACACCTTGTCGGCTTACAGAATAGATACATGCTTTTGAACCGTCACTATAATTCAATACAGTTCTTGCCCACAAATACCATCCTTCTGGACATTCTGGAATTGTATCAGACCATGTGAAATCTGTTATTAAATGTTCTCCATCACTATCAATAAGGACTAGCCCGTTTTCGTCGGTCAGATCCGCACTTGGTGCTATAGTACCGGATACTGATGCAGCATAAGTAACAACCGTTGATAATATAGAAACGCCGTCATTAATATTGCTCAGCGTTACGTTACTATATGAAATAACGCCCATATATGTCCTCCTTTCTTAACCGATAAGACTAATCATTTCAATGTCAGATAATTCTACTTTCGTGTCATCTGGAAGCTTATCGATTATGTCTTCTACATTAAGTTCTTTGAAATCATATTCTGATTCTTCTGCAAGAACTTCTCTGATTGATTTATTAATTTCTTCTATTTTCTCCTTATATTCATCCATAAACTCAGGCTTTACGGTTCTACCTTCTTCAAGTACAGGGTTCCCATCTTCATCAAGAACGGCATTACCATCTGCATCTCTCTGTGGAATCATATCCTTGTCAGATTTTTCCTCGCCAAAATATTCATCCTGAAGATCCTTAAGCAACCCCTCACGAAATTCCTCAAACTTCTGAACAGAAGGCTCTAAGAGCTTGATATTTGACAAAATATTCCATTGTGCCTTGATTGGCATCGTCTTAATTCTTTCATTTCTAAAGTCGTTAAACCATCTGATAATTGCCTGAGCTTCACTAATCTTAAAATTCTTCATAATTCATTTCTCCTTTTATTCATTGATTAATCACTTATTTCGCAGAAAAACTGCATCCTTCCATTAATAATTGATGGGTCTACATAAAAACATCTGGTATCTTTGTAGGCCACCGTTGTATCTAATGGAGTACCTTGAGAATCCATTCTATAATATTTATAAGTAAAATTATCTGTTTCTGTTGCATTTTGCCATGACCCATCTAAATATTTCTTCAGTACACACGTTTTAAGGACAGGGTCAAGATGATAATAAAAATCTCCAACTGACGGACTTGACGGTGGAGTAGAAGAGAACATAGTAGATCTAATAGGATCAACTTCAACCCCATTCTGATAAACTCTAGTATAAATTGCGCCATAACCTTGATTATTTTTAAACTCCCTGATCGTTGAATATGTATAAGCCGTATACGGATCAGTAATATCATCGACTGCATAATATGCTTCATAATTATGACCATTATATGTGGCTATACATTTAAGCAACATCTGGTCAGTAACCATAGACTCTGTTATAGTAATGCTGGTTCCGGTTTGTCCAGTAATTGTTCTATATGATCCATTTACAAATTCAAGCCATTGTACCGCAGTTGGCGTTACTGTAGATGATCCAGAAATTAATGATGTTTTGATCACCGTATTTCTTCCAACGGCAACATTTCCACCATCTTCTGAATATAGTTGAAGGATTACAGAATTCTCTCCATTTTTGGCTTGAATAGATTTTGTCCATGAATATTTATAATCTGAGCTTCTGGAATCTGCACTAAGAGTTATAGTGATATCTCCACTAAGAAGAGATGTATTTCCTAAAGTCGCACCAGCTGACACAGTTAAAATCAATAGTCCGCTAGACGAAGATGTACCTCCTACATTAGAAGTTATTGTAACTCCATTTGGTAAAGTTCCAACTGTTGCCGTTACTGGTACTCGATTAACTCCCTTATATGCAAAAAACGGAATCGAAAAATCTCTTGTTACATATGCAGTACCGTCAGTTCCGCATGGTATAACATCAGAATAATTAGACAATCCCATAGCAAGACCGTCTTCACCATCATTACCATCTTCTCCAGTTAAACCATCTCTAGTTATAACTACGCTCTGCGAATCCACCTCGGTCGTTGTTGAGCCAGCTTGATAAAGAACGCATCTAATACTATCAATAGTGTTAGCGGATGGAGTATATATCTTCTGAGATTCATTTGAACCACTTGTATATGTTGTAGTGTAAGTATTGCCACCATCTGAACTTTCAGATATTATAAACCTGCCCATATATGCCGTTTTGGTTGGAGAATTGCCGATTTTAGAATATGCATTAAATTTTACAGAAAGAGGTGTCAAAGTGCCATCCCTTTTTATATTTATAGTATAATAATCTGGTACAACTTCATAAATAACAGCATCTTCGCCATCTGCTCCAGCTGTAAGTTTCGTAATTGTATATCGCTTTGTTATGTTTGAATATCCTTGTCTCGTACAAATAAAATCGGCATAACTTGATAACTGGGTGAGATTAGATGGGGTATAAGTATATGTAGAAGGATCATATGATCCAGTAAGTCCCGTACCATTTTGAACAGTAATTGTCCATTGATTTGTAACATCTGTTCCACCTTCAAAAATACGAACATCTGTTGCTGCCCCGGCCCATGACCTTACAGTACCATCAGACGTACAAGGAAGATAATGGTTTTCATTTGACAACACAGTACTTATGGTTTCTTGACCTGGTGCACCATCATACACCTTAATTATTTCATGCAAGTCATAAACCGTATTATCCGAAGTCTCAAGCTTAATTACTGCTGTTTTACCATTAATCCAAATATTCGCTTCTGATTCATCAACAACAAGATTCATTCCAGTATTTGTTGTATTAATTCCACTTGTAGTTGGATAGTTTACGAATGATCCGTCAGCTTTCTTATATTTCCATTTAGTAATAGAAACATTTGTAAGATCAGCCGTCAATGTTATTTGGTTTGAACCAACTATTGATCTTGAAGAATCATATAAAAATACAGATTCCCCCATAATTGTGGCCATCTTTAAATCAGTGGCGCGGCTGATTAAAGAATAAGACATCGCTGTCTCCGTAGTAATTGGAATACTTGTTTTTGGATCTGTATAAGTTATTGTACAAATATAAGTTAAAAGACCACTTGTAATAGAAGATAATTTATTGGCAGTTACTGTTAGTATTCCATTTGTAACAGTTTCTCCGTCCTGCAAAGCCGTTGCAGTGCCAGATCCTTCTTTTCTTGTGAATGTAATTGTCAAACCTGTGGCTGTTAACGGCAGATTTCTTCCATTATAAGATATCACTGGAGTGATAGTCAGATTGGAAGTGGCCCAGTTTGGTATATATAAATTTTGATTTGGGTCGTAGATTACGCTTGTCGGCTGGTTTGATGTACAATATAAATTTATGACACCGACATCGGTTAAATCAACAACCGATACGCTTGAAAAGGCCTGAACTTTGGCCATATTATAAACCTCCTTACTCTGAAATCACGGTTGTTCCTTCATATTCAAAAACACATTTAAAATCTGCGTTTATACTAACATCATTTGCCGTGACTGTAATTGTTTTCGTTCCTGATTGATGATTATCATTCCAATAAACATCACCATAATGATCATTTGATTGTCTAGTCCATGTAAAATATTCATCATCAAAATCATTTGTTACTTCAACTGAATTTTTAAATAATTTCGCATTTAAAATAACATTTTGCCCATAAATATTAGTACCATTCGGACAATCTATATATAAAGTATATGTTGCAGAATTATCTATTTTCTCATCAAGGTCTGATAACGCTTGATTCGTATCATTTTTAAAAGTCGTATATTCAACTCCGAAAACGCCGCCTGATCCGTCATAAATCTGAGTAATATCAATTCCACCATATTGATTAGGTTCTATAATTTCAAAGCCCAATTTCTCTTTCTCAATAGTATTATCAGATATCATATTATTAACGATGATACCTGTTGGTATACCATTTGCCGTGATACCAGAGCTTGTAAACATAGCAGCACCGTTTTCGTCTTTAATTACCATGTGCGGATAAGTTTCATTTCCATATCCAATTTGAATCCCGACGTCTCCGTTAGCATCTGTAAACTGTAATGTTGAACCGTTGAATAGGAGATTACCGCCATTTTCATTCTGGCTGATGATTCTCATTGAGTCAGTCAATACAATATCACCAGCAGTTAAATCACCGGCAGAGATGTGTCCCGCGACGAGATTCATTACATATTCTGTACTTACAGTACTTGTAACAACCGTCTGTGATACTGTCTGAAGATAGTTCGCAAAAGCAGTATCAGCCATCATAAGATTAGTCTGCAGCGTATTCATAAATGCAGAATCTGCATAAAGAGTATCTATATCTGCTACTTTTGCAGCAAGCTCAGATGTTTTAATATATTCTGCACTGAGAGAGTCTATATTCCCCGCCGCAGCATTGATGGTTGAATTCTGAATATTCTGGGCATAGCCAGTAAAAGCAGAGGATTGAAGGATTTTCTGTACCAGATCATAAGTTACGGTTACAGTATTATCTGCATCCGCAGATTTATTATATCTGGCGGAAATCTGATTTTTCGCAGACTGGATTGTGGATTCTACAAGAGATACGAAGTCGTTACGTTTCTTTCTATATCTGACCATATTTGAATATGTAAGTTCCATATTCTGGTCGTACACCATAGGATTAAATGAGATACCTATAAGACGCAGCTTAACCTGTGTTTCATCGTCAAGACCAATTCTTATGAAATTGCCGACCTTAAACTCTGGATGAAATGGTTCATATTCATTGTTGGCCAGAACGTCATCTACAGATGTCGCATATGTATATTGAGGATGTGATTCTGCAAAAAGCTCTTCTAAGGCCTCGTTATACATCTCTATATGTTTGTCAATAACCGTTGAAGACGTGTCTATATTTTCCAGATATGCTATATTGTCATTGACATAATCTGTATGTCTTACAAGACGGGACAACCTAATCAAATCTAGATTTGTAAAGTCATTCCAATTTTCCTTTTTAACAGAATCTGCAAGAGCAGATCTTTCTTCGTCAATATCTTCAGCAATAGCGTAAGCATCGTCATATTCACGTTGTCTTATAGCTAACGCAGCAGTCGCAGAATCATAGCCGTTCTTATATTTAACATATAGATCATGCTTTTCTCTATATGTTGATTCTATATGTTTCGCGCGAAATTCGTCGCCTTCCGGAGTGTCTGGAATGTCTTCCCAAGCTGTCGCATACTCCTGATAAACTGCTACTTTATCTGCATGTGTTTTCTGATATGCTTTTAATTCATCAACACCATAAAGCCATCCAAATCCACCTTCATCTTTTTCGCGAAAATCATATTCATACGCTTCATAATATTTTTTCTTTGTCTCATAACTTGGCAGCATAAGATTATCATACGTTATGATAAGATTCGGAACTGTAAAGGTTTTCATCATATAATAGCTGTTATAATAAAGAGAATCTTTAAAAGCCGTCGCTTCTTCTTCTTTGTTCTTATCTACAAGTTCCTCAAGCTGCTCTATATAATTGTTCATAGCAGTAATATAATCCGCAAACGTAGGATACAATTCTCTGGCAGATGGCGGCTGAATATCATCCTTACTGGTATATATAAAGCTATCCAACATACCAATCATCAAAGCATAGTAGTTATCTATTTCTTCCTCAAGCTGATCCTGAGATGTATATCCAGAAAGCTGAGATATGTTTAACATATCAGATGGTACACGATCTTTAATTTCCATCGCTATATTATATTGATTGTTATACGATCTAGACAGTTCAATATATTCGTCACGTTTCGATTCTCTGAAGTCGTACCATGCGCGATATTTGTCGATAGTTGACTGTGGGAGATATTTTGTGTTCAAAAAGTACGAGATGTCTTCTATATCAGTATCTCCAAAATTCGCATAAAGAATACTTAGCCCTTCAGAATTTGCCACTGTAAACTGCGTAAAAAGCTCCTGTGCTGGCGTAACATCTACAGAATTTTGTACATTCCTAAAACTTAAGAATATCTTAGTATCATCACCGATAGTCTCTATTCTATATGCGTTTATTACATTGTTAACTGTGTCAAAATCAAATATACAGTTAAAATATCCCGCAAGTTCACTTACTAAAAACGTATAGACATCCTGAGAATCTATCTCAAAGCTACCGACTTCGTTCGCCAAAATAACACCATTAGATTCCGCATATGTTGCCGTATCAATATAGCCGATGCTCCACCCAGGTATGTCTGAGATAACCAAGTCAAGAAGACTAAGTTCCTTCATTCTCTGACGTTCCATTGTCATGATTTCATAGGCTGTAAGTTCCTTGCCAGTTTTCTCATACTTACCAGATGCCATAGAATATTCGTACTCATCTTTATCAAATGCAACTTTTACTTCCGTAATAAGCTGCGGATAATTAAGCATTATTGTCTTGGCAATTTGCTCAGTCATCCTTGAATTATCGTATGCTTCAATCTGGGCATCCCAATATCCACGTTCTGCTTCAGATGTTGCCGCAGATTTCATAGCTGTAAATCCGCCGCGAAGTTCATCACAGACAGGAATACCAATTCTCCAAGCATTATGTATTACATGGGGATAATTTACAAGGAGTTGCTGTAGATAAGCATAAGATGTATTTTCATTCATCTGAGCCAGAAGAGCATCGTTTTCTGAAGTATCACGATAGAAGAGTACGCGATCCCGAAATAGGTTATACCAAACTCCGGGAGTCACGTAGTATGTATATACATTATCAGTTGCTATCATTTCCGAAGATGTCGGAGATGCTGTATTAACATCAAATGTAGAAAGGTCATACCGATGTAGAATGTAGTCGTAAGATTTTGCCGTTACACTCATATATTCCTTAATCCCGTCATTATGCACTACGGGAGAATCGTCAATGATAAACCATCCATAATGATCAACAAATAATTCCATCATCACATCTATATAGTCATACCAGGCAGTTAATTCGCCGTCATGATATTTATAAACGTCAAATGTGATTTCGTCTGCATTAACAAAGTCGATATTTAACGAACACGAATTTGCATCAACACCATTTAAACATCCTATGATATGTTTGCCGGGCCTTGCTATATAGATGCGCGAAGGATCCGTTCTTCCATAAACGTCATATTGCATTAATATGCACCCACTTTCACGGGATACCTAAACTTGAATTCGACGATGGCATTATTGGTGACTGTGATTCTGTTATCACCTCTAATCAATCTGAACCAATATATATAATCCTGTTCATCAATCTCAAGGTCGTCAAACGATATGAGAGTGCCGTATCGATCGGTTATGGTCATTTTCTGGCAATCCATAACTACGGGATTTTGGAGTTGCATATTCTTTAAAGTAACATGTCGATTTCCATCTGATAAATTTCGCAATGTGATTGAGTGATTTCCAGAAATTGTTGGAGTAATGGTGATCACCGGATATACGTAATCTTCATATTCGTCTGACAAATTTTTGACTACTCCTGATGCGTCATCAATTGTATATGTTTGCTCAGGAGATAGAGCATAAGGTGTATTGCATTCAAAAGTACAATTAATCACATAAGGATTATTATCGGCGGTTTCTACGTTGGTGAATACACCGTAATAGTCATATTCGGTTTGACCAGGTTCGTAGTCATACATATGAAAAAGTCGCGGCGTATTTGGAGATGTCAGCCAGGCGGCGATTTTGCGTAATTCCTGACGTGAGAATTTGAGATCTTTCTGGTCTTGGAATTTACACACATCTCTCATAATATGGATTGTAAATGTCAATACTGAATCGTAATTAATTCCATATACATTTACCCGGCGGCGATATTTATTTATACTTGATGCCGTTGTTGAGCGTTTCATATTTAGCGGTATATCCGTTGTCTGAAATCCGCCAATCATAAGATTCATATCGTCTGAGTCTACACCATTATAAGTAAATGATCTTCCATACATCTGTATCCCTCCTTTCAAAAAGGAGGTAGGATTAACCTACCCCCTAAAATCTAATTTTATGTCCGAACATTCCGAAGTCTTCGGTAAGTTCTTTTGTGAATTGGTTAAATCTTTGATCCATGATGCTGCGGATTTGATCTACAGTATCTTGATCTGCGTTTCCTTGGATTACTATAGAGTTGTCCATTCCGCTCATATCGATGACAGGCTTGATATTTACTACTTTGCTTCTGTCAACAACATTTTGGTCAACTGAATCCATAGTTAATCCTTTTGCGAGTTTCCATAAATTGTCGGTCATTTCTGCTGTGAAGACTTTGTCGCCTTGACCAAGTGGCGTAAGCATAGCTCCGTCGGATCTACGGAAGATTGCTTCCTGTCCTTTTTCTTGTGTCCATGCAAGCTGGTCTTTGTTAACATAACGGGATCCTTTGGCAAGACCTTTGAAAGTTAATTGTTTCAGTTTATTATATAAAGGACTTCCTTTTTTCATATTGGTATATGCAACACCAAGCATTGCTGCAAGTTTTTGTGGAACATTATCTTCTGTTCTTAAAATCTTACCTCCAGTCCAGTCGTATACAGCTTTATTTAAATCTGAATACTCAGATCGCTTTCTCTTTGCAGGAGTTGCATATGCTTGTATATATGACCAGGCCTTGAAAGCTTCTGATGAAGGCGACCTATATGGAAGTTTTCCCGAAATCGTTGTTTTTGTCCATGAACCAGCCATAGAATTTGACAATCCAGATGAAGCCTGATTTGATTGTTTTGCTTTTTGCGCAGCGGCTTTGGCGGCCTCTTCTTGCTGTTTCTTCTTAGCTTCATCAGCAGCTTTCTGAGCCTTTTCTTTAGCTAGTTGTGCAGCATAGGCATCATCTTTGGCCTTTTTAGCAGCGGCGGCCTCTTTGGCCTTTTTAGCAGCTGCGGCCTCTGCAGCCTTTTTATCTGCCTCATCTTTTTCGTCCGCCGCATTATTAGCCTTGTCATTTCCTCCGGTAAGCCGACCTAAATCTTCTTTATCTTCGTTGGTTCCCTGCCCTTTACCAATGTCTGCTAAATTCGTATTTCCAGCGTCCTTAACAGTATCTTGCACTTCCTTCTTCAAGTTGCCAAGATTCTTAATAGCAGCCGTCACAGTATCATTGATAGTTTTAACTGAACTAGCATATCCACCGGCATCTTCAGAAGCTGTTTTCCAAGTTTCTCCGGCACCGGTAATCTTCCCGAAGAAATTATCAACCTGAGTATTCAAGTCGCCATACTTATCTACAAGTGCTTTGACATTGCCACCATAACTCTTAATATCTGCAACCAAAGCTTCGGTGTTAGTTTTAGAATTAAGAGCCAGATTATCAAGCGTATCTCCAATTGTCTTGATATTGGATATAACAGTATTGGTGTTATTAGAGAAAACTAAACCATTATTATCTATGATACCATTAATCTTTGTGTAAGCAGTAGAATAATGAGCTATGGCCTTTGTGGTATACTGATCTATAACTTGATCCTGAAGTTCTGTGCTACGTTTTGTATTATCGACAATACGTTCGTAGGCCTCCTGGGCATCATTTGCAAGTCGATCATAACCTTGTGATCTAAGTTCAATCTCATGATCGAACTTTGTGTCTGCCATTTCTTCACGTTTACCTTGAAGTTCATTTTGAATAGATGCCAAACGCGCTCTACCGGCTTTATTATTGACTCCTGAAAGTGCTCTTGCCTCTTGTTCAAGATAAGCTATGTCACGAGATTGATTAGAGATGGTTTTCTGATAGTCGTAGTATGACTTCATTTTATCAAGGGCTTCCGTTGTCTTTACATGGTTCGCTACACCATGCTGAGTAAAACCCACTCATGTTTTCACATGAGACGAGACTATATCTTATCAAATATTATATGTGTAATTCCTTAGTTAAAATTTTCTCTATATTTTGAGATTCCCAATATGGGATCCTGATCAGTTTAATATCATTGTTGTAGCAATAATCGTTTTTAATTTTATCATGCAATTTTGTCATCTCGAATGATTCTTCACCATATACCGGCTCAAAATGTTGTCTTCCGTCGAATTCAATACATGTATTATAGTCGAAAAGATAAAAATCAAAAGGTAAACATCTTTTATCTTTACAACCATCAAATCTCTTTTCGTTTTCGTATTCAATATTAAATTTCTCCAAGCAGTTTTCAACTAATCTTTCTCCGCGCGTCTTTTTAGAAGAACAATTGTGACAGCGGATTTGGCCGCTTTGATAATTTGCTAAACTTGCCAAATATACATTTCCGCATTCTCCGCATTTTATTTTTAAATTTATTGTTTGATTATTTTTGTAATCTTCTGGATTCAAAAGAATATTCCCGTTCTCACTTTCAATATATCTAATTAATTGCTCTTTGGATAATTTTAATTTTTCTCCTATTGTTTTTTGAAAACATGAAGGACATGTAACTTGATTTGAATTTTTATATTTAGAAAACGACACGGTATATATATTTCCACATTTCCCGCACCTTACATTGAGATTTTTATTATTTACATCTGTAAAATCATCTGGATTCAAAAGAATATTGCCATTAATAGAATTAATATAATCCTCGACAAATTTCTTAGAATATCTTTTAACTTCTGTGCTCTTTTTAATTCCACAATCATGACACATCCCGTGACTATTGGTAATATTTGATAAAGAAGAAAGAAATTCTTTTCCGCATGAACCACATATTATTCTTAAGTTTTTCACTTTCATATTAATATAATCATCAGGATTTAAAAGCTTATTATTATTTTTCGATTCTACTATTTTAATTACCTCTTCTTTACTTAAAGCTTTCTTTCCTTTTAGCTTTTCGCTATTCGGATGAACACCACCGTTTAATTCTTTTATTTTTTTATGAACACATTTTTTACATGCATATTTTTCTTTGTGATTTTTTGTTTGAGATAAATACTTGTTGTATGGAAGTATTCTTTTTTCTCCACAATAATCACAGATACATTCGATTTTTACATTTGAATCAGGATTTAAATCATCAATATCGACTTCAAATTCATCAAATCTTCCAGTGTATTCATACCCTTTATTTTTATAATAAGAAATTATTGAACCAGACCATTTTAATTTGATCTTTTGTGGTTTAACTAATATTGTAATCATCTCCTTATATTTCTATCTTTTTGACAAAAAAATAAGACCACCCGAAGGTAGTCACACACATAATATTTGATATTCACCTTTTCAAACCGCCAATAGCTTGCGGCCCTACTCCCAAAATGGGATAGTCGTTGAAGTTTCTCCTGTTCGGAGCTTACCTGCTGATTACCCAATTCTCATAATTTTCAAACATTCACGCTCAAGTTTATTTCATCATCACGTTGTAGTTTATGAGACTCTAAGGGTGTTCCAGCAATTAAATGAATATGCGCAAATAATTTCACGCCTTAAATCAATATTTTCTTGAAGCAGTTCATTCTCACGTTCAAGTTGATCGTAATACAACTCAAGAATTTCACCACGATAATCAGCAATACGCTTTGCTTCCTCGGAAATTCCGTCCATATATTCATTCTGAAGCTCTATAGCTTTTTCTTGAGTGATGTTACCATTGTCAAGATCTTCCTGAACTTTGTCTAATGCGATTCTATAATTACTGATAATCTTATTTGAGTTTTCAATAAGTTCTGTCAGCATTGCCAAATCTGCATAAGTATCATCAGTAAATCCACCATCTTTACCAACAAGATTATCTTTATTGATAAATTCTCGGATAGTTTCAAGTTCAGATGTCGTACGAGTCAATGTTTCCAAGAAATCTCTGAAAGGTTTCCAACGGAGTTCTACAATTTTATCGGAAAGATCTTCGATAGCGTTAGCAGCACTAAATATGCTTTCACTGGCTTGTTTAGCATCTTCGTTCCACTGATTCCACTCCTCGGATCCGATTTCAAGATTCGCCATTTGTTCTATAGCTTTTTCATAAACTTCCGTTGATTTCTCTATTGCGGCAAAATTAGCATTCAGCTGTTCTTGAAGGGCTGTTTCGTCATATCTGAAAATTGCCTTATCTGCCCTATCGCCAAAGTATTTTCCGCTTATACGTTCAGCGTAGTCATTTCTGGTACTAAGACGATCTATAGTATCCTGAATTCTCTTAAGCTGATTCTGCAAATTAGTAAAATCAAGACGTACAAGAGTATTCTGAAACTCTTTGAGATCCTTTTTAGCGTCAAATGTTGCACCTCGAAGACTAGTTAACTGAGCCTCCATTTCATACCATTGTTGTGTACCTTTTTTAAGTTCACCAGATTTAATTTGTTCAAGGACTTCTGCTTCGTATTTTGATAAATTAGATTCAGCATTAGAAACGGCATTTTTCTTAGCCTGCTCTTCTATTGCAAAAGGAGTAGATTGACTGGTGAACAGCTGTCCTCTGGCTTTACCAAGTTCAACGTAGGATTCAACTTCTGACGCTCTTGCGGAAAATGTTTCGCCGATTTTATCATACCAATTATTAATATTTTCTAATCTCTTTGCGGCATTTTCATAAAAAGCATCCAGATAAGCATCTTCTGCAACTAAGAAATTATCGTGAGCGGTAACATTAGCGTCAATTGATGCATTATAAGCCGCAACCGCTTTTTTAGTTTTTGTGCTCCAAGAATCTTTAATTTCTATCTTTTGACGTTTGTCAATAGCATCTTGATATTTCTTCTTATCTTTTTTGTTTATTTTGGAATTCTTAATTACATTCTTAGCATTCTTGCTTGAAGACTTAAGATCGGATTGGGTTGTGTTATATGCAGTTTGGCGTTCTCCCATCTGATTCTTTAAGTTGGTAGTTTCCGAATTCAGATCTGCGTTCATTTGTCCTATAGCAGTAGTTTTACCGTCTTTGCTATTACGATATACATATTTGGAATTTCTCTCAGAATTTCTCTTAAGGTCTTCTAATTCTTTATTTAATTTTTCGACGGCTTTGTCAGCTTTAACATTTGGAATGTCTTTTAATTTAGTATAAAGTTCCTGAAGGTTGTCGGTTAAATCGATAACAGCTTTAGATGCTGTTTTAGATTTTTGATACCAAGTATCTATATCTTTGATCAATGACATACGTTTTTCGCCGTAACTAGCAATGGTAGATTTTGTAAACTGACCCTTTTTGTTTTTCTTTATACGACCTTTTTCAAGATCCTCAACGATTTTATTAACCCATTTATTATTTTTATTGTCAATTTTATCGCCCTTTTTCGCCTTCTTGTTATATACTTCTACGCCTTTTTTGCCGACAGATTTGGCCTTTTTCTTATATCCAGAAGCAGCAGAACTGTTTGCGTTTAATTCTTTTGTTAAGCTACTTATGGCTTTATTGTAAAAATTCCTTTGAGTTTCGGATCCTTGATTGACTGCCTTTTCAGCTGCAGTTGTCCACTGAGCAGTTAAGTCTTTAAGATGTTCAAGTCTAATCTCGACCCAATCAAAAAGACTGGAAACCCATTTTTGAAATGCGTCCCATGCTTTATCTTTTTTAGATCCGTTCTTGTTGCCTTTCTTACCAGACTTCTTACCGCCAGATTTCTTGGAAGTTTTCTTTCCGCCGCCGGAAGATGTGGAAGAACTACTAGAAGAAGATGTTCTATTTAATTTTCCGCCATTTTTCCCTAAATAAGCCGTTCCGCCAATGTAAGCATAATAATCTTCATCTTCGTCATCATAAAATTCAAAATCGTCATAGTAATAATCTTCATCGTCCAATGTGGAACCATGAGCAAATGCAGATCCATGCAGATTAGATTTCCCTCTGGTCGAGGTGGAACCGTTGTTTAATAATTCTTCAGTCTGCTTAGAATTAAACACAACGGAATGTGCCGGGATATGAGTAAATTCTGGACCATTTTCGCCTACTAGCCACCATCTATTTCCGTTAACAACCATTTCAGGCGCGACTTCACCAACTAAAGCGTTCTCATCGGATTTAGTCTGCCATTTTTTGGGATAGTTATTAGTGTCAATAGGAGTGTGTTTTAAAGATTTATCTGGAAGACCTGAGATCCAAGAAGGAGTTCCGGATGCATGGGCGGTGCCGTGAAGATGTTCTGTTTCAGTGCCACCTTTACCATGATTGCCTCTCTCTGTGGAAACTATTGTTTTCTTATGCGTTACAAGATTTACAGTCTTATCTTTTAACTCTCTCATTTTAGAAACGATAGAACTAATGGCAGATTTCGCTGTTTCTGCGCCATTTGCGGCAATATTAAAGTGTTTGTTGGGAATATTTTTATTGATAACAGACTGTATTTTGTTTAACGCATCTTTATTGTCTCCTCTAATTAATGCTTTTTTTTCTTCAGGAGAAAGAGTATTCCATGCATTAATAACCCAAGTAGCTTTATCTTTACCGTTTAATTCTGCAAATTGCGGAATAGGAGATAAGGAATTCCACAATCCAATAATAGCAGTGGCCTGATCTTCGCCAGTAAGAGTAGCAAATTGTTCATCTGCTTCAAGCTGATTCCATGCATCGATTATCGGCGTAGCATTGTCTTCGCCAATTAATTCGGCAACAATAGTCTGTGCTTGAGGAATTGAAGTAAATTCATTTAATTCAGCTTGTGCCTTGGACAAATCTACCTGCGGAACTATCACAGGATTTGCCAATGGTGCCTGTAAAGTCGACTTTTTCGGCTGTGACTGGGTCTCAGTTTTTTTCGGCGTTGTTTCTGTTTTCGTTTCAGTTTTTGAAGAAGTGCTACTATCTCTTTCCGAATAAGATCTTTCCTTATTTGCTTCTATTTGCTGCTTTTTGTATTCTTTAATAGCTTTAGTTCCGCCTTTATATTTAGAGGCGAGTTTTTCGACTGTCGTGCCCTGTTTTTTAGCGGCAGCTTCGAGCTTTTTGTATTGTTGCTCTACATCTTTACCAGCATTAAAGTTTTCAGTAAAAGCTTTAGCAAGTTTCTTATTATTTTTAGCTTGCTGTTCTGCGGAACCGTTGTTATATTTAGATGTTGTCTTATCATCTTTACTGGTTTTACCGGTAGTCTCATCGATAGTCCCCTGAAGCTCATCTTTAACATTTTGCTTAAATTCCGGAAGTTTCTCAGCGAGAATTTGATCCATATTACCTTCAATAAACGTAGACCAATCCATACTTTCGCCACTAGCTAACAATTGTTGGTAGGACAATTGCAATTCTTCGATAGCTTGTTTTTCTTGAAGAAGTTCTTCTCGTCTGGCTTCTGTGGTACTTGCTAATTTTAATTCAGAATTAATGTCATTAATCTTATCAAATGAAGCACCATATCCTCTGTTATTACTTGCCGTAATACCGGTTTGTTTTTCTAACAGATCTCGTCCTTCTTCTAGTTTCATTATTTGAGAAGAAGCATTTTCTTTAGACCAGCCATTATTTAAAGCATCTTGTTGAAGCTGATTTAAATCATATAATACTTGAGACAAATCATATTCAAACTTAATTTTAACAATAGCTTCATCATCTAATTCGCCAAGGTCTTCTTGATATTTTTCGTACTCCTGATCAAATCCTTGAAGTAAAAGACCTAATCTATCCTTTGCTTCACCGGGCTTCATAGATTCATAAAGCTGTTGAACGTTTTCAAGATTTTGACGATATTCGTCTAATTTCTGACCGGACCACTCAATTCCTGTAAACTCAAAACCGTAATCTTTAAGTCTATTAAGTATGGTCTCAGTAGCCTGAACACTAAGCCCCATTTTTTCTGCGGCTTCAGCTGTGGTTTCGAAGGTATTTTTGGTTTCTCCGGTCTCTTTATTAACCCATTTCATAACTCCCTTTTCGACAGCGTCGTCACGGAAATTGATCATGCTATCCATCGGATTTTCGGAATCAAAATATCTCTTGATTTTCTTTTGGGCTTTCTTCCAAGCTTCAATATAGGCATCAGAGTTGAAACCTTCGGTTACTTTAATCTGTTTCGGACTCATAAACTGAGCAAGAGTTTGGAAATCGTCAGTGCCTACAAGTCCCTTTTTGTAAAGATCTTTACCGTTCTTTAGCCATCCGGCCATAGATTCCCAATTGGCCCCAGCATTTTCGGATTCTTGGGCAGCTTTGACACCTTCGAAAGATCCATCTACTTCAAACACTTCTTTAATCTTAGCCTTGGTTTCATCTGCATTTACTTTGAGATCGTCGAAATATGAATTTAAAGATTCAACAGCAGATATAGTACCACCAGCACCATCGGCAATATCATAAAGGTTTATATCTTCAACAGTATAACCAATTTCTGCAAGGGCTTCAGACGCAGATTTTCCATCGTTGACGGCATCGGTAAGATATTGTTTAAGCTCTTGGCGAGACTTATTTGTGGCTTCGTCTGTCGAAGTAAAGGCAGATTCAATATTCTTACGCATTAAATCAGTAGGATCCTTTGTATCGGAAAGCGCGTTGCTAGTTTGTTGAATGGCAGATTCAATCTGATGATATGCGTCGGCAGCTTTATCGTCAGATAAATCAAGGGTGTCTTTATATTTAGCCATTTCTGTACTTCCTTTGGTCAACGCATCGGTAATATCATCCACCCGTTTTTTGGCATTGTCGTAACGCTTTTGAACTTCAGGTCGAATTTTTCCTTTCTTTTCATCTTCGTCATAAGCCTTTTGTGCTTCATCTAATTCTTCCTGAGCTTCTTTTAAGGCTTTTAAATTGTTTAATTGACCTTCTACTAATTTACTCTTACCGTAGACCTTTTTAGTGGGATCATAAACACCTGCTGGAAGTCCTGATTTGGTGTAGTCAACAGTTCCTTTGTCGGAATTTAAAGCTTTCAATGCAGAATCGCTGGCACGTTTTTTCTCGGAATCCACAAGTTCTTGTTGGATATTTCTCATGTCCTCAAGTTCACGCTTTTGTGCTTCAAGATTTGCGAGTTCTGCTTTGTCTGTAAATGTTAATTTATCTTTAGAATTAATTTCATCAATTCTAGAATTGATATCTTGGATTTTCTTATCTGTTTTGTCGAGTTCTGTAAGATCCTTGCTGTATTTTTCATTGTCTTCGTCAAACTTTTCAGATTTACGATCATAATCCTTTTCATACCATTTTGCTACACTTATAGCCGCTAATAATGCAGCAATTCCGCCAATTGCAAATTTCCACTTAAACAAGAAACTTCCTATTTTTTTTACAGTTTCTAATAAACGACTGAAACCAGTATTTGCTGCTGCGGTTCCTGCCGCGACTCCTCCGGCGGCGGCTTCAATACCTTCCATCTGTAAAGCTGCAGCTCCAGTAGTTCCGGCAAATTCCTCCAAATCATCTGCGGCGTCAGCCAATTTTACAACTCCAGAATTAGCATTGCTACCAGTAATAGATCCTAAAAGTACTCCATTGTTTGCGGCAGTAAAAGCGCTTTGCTTGGCATTTAATTCAGAAGTGAAACTTGCCTCGGCTGCAGCTCCTGCGGCGTCGGCATATCCGGCAGCTAATCTTTCTGCATTTGTAGCTGCCACTCCCGTGGCGGTCGCCACTTCTTCAGCTTCTAAAGCAGCAGCTGCTGTAGAACCAGCTAACAATTCTGTTTCAGAACTTAGCGCTTCGGCTGCTGTTGCCGCCGTAGCTTCGGCTCCAGATAATACTTCAGCTTCTCCGGCCGCTGTGCCTGTCGCTGCCGCAGTCTCGGTTTGTGCCCCGGCCGCTAATGTTGCTTCTGATGCTACCGTTCCTTCAGTACCAGCCAGCATTGCCGCCTCTGCCGTTGTTCCGGCCATAGCTTCTTGAACCGCTTGTCCAGACATAGCTGTTTCATTCATAGCTGTTCCACTTAAAGTTGCAGCTGTAGCCATTCTTTCCGTACTTGCTGCTGCTTCTGCCGTTCGTGCAGATAATTCTTTCCAACCAGTTTCATTAATTAGATTTTCAACATTTTTCTGATTGAGGTTATGATCAAGAGCAAAAGTATTTACTTCATCTAAAGTATCGAATTTATTATTCTGTAGTTTACTTCTTAAAGTCTGTATTGCGAAATCGTTTGCTCCTGCATTAGCTATATACGGAATAGCGCTTGTAAGACCTACTAATCCACCAGCGCCAGCTAAAGTAGGAAATAATCCGATAGTATCAATGATATTGTTTAATAGCTCAAGAAACTCTGTTGCTCCTTCTATTAATCCTTTAAACATATCAGACGTAAACACACTAGTTTGTAATTCCGATATACGTGTTTGCAATTGCGATATTTTACCATCAATAGAATCTAAATACTTTTCGTTTTCTTCCATAGCCGATCCTTCGGCGTTTTGAACCTGTTCGTATGCAGATCTAAGTATTTCAGGATTCTGAAGAATACTACCGGCAATATTAGCCCTTGTTTTTCCGGCAATTAATTCAAGCAATCCGTTGGCTTTATTTGTACCGAACTTTTTATCACTTTCTATAATTTCATCATAAATATCGGCAATTTCTTGCAATACCTGATATGTTGATTTATACGTACCATCGTCAGACAACATACTTACGCCTTTATAATCATTTGACCCAACGGCAGTAAACTGTCTAAGTTGCTCGTCAATTTTACTCTTTGTTTGTACGACAAAATCCGTAGTGTCTTCTCCGATATCTTCGAGTTCTTTTTTAGCCGCTTCTGTACCTGCCATTCTTAATGAAATAGTTCTTAATCCAGCACCGGTTTTAGATGCATTTTGGGTAATAGCATTGCCAGCTGTAATTAACGCAATCGATTCATTGATATCATTTCCGGCTGTCGATAATGCAGCAGCAGAGTCTTTTAAGCCAGTTGCCAATTGATCGGTTGAGATACTGAAGTTATTACCAATAAGATTTAATTTATCGACAATATCAATCTTCTCTAAATCATCATAAGCGGCACTCATAGATATAAGGCTTTCTGTGGCCTCATCTATTGAAGAAAATTCAGATACATTCATCAATATATTCGCAGACTCTGCAGATTTTTGTGCTTCATCAAAGCTTTCACCAAGTCTCAAGAAATCAGCTGTACTCTGTTGAAGCTGTAAAGCTGTAGTACCAATATTAGATGCTAAATCAAAACTAACTTCTTGGAAATTACGAAGACTTTGTACAGACTCATCCGATACTTTTCTCATCTCTGTAAGAGCTGTGTCGAATTGTCTTACTTCATTAGCCGTATCTTTTATTACACCTATGATTCTATAAAATGATGCGAACGACGCTAAATATGCACCTAAGCTTCCCATACGCTGTTTCCAGGTATCAAAGAAACTCATCCCAGTTTTACCCGCAGCCGTTAAATTACCACGCAAAACATTTAATTGATTCGATAATTCATTAACATCTTTTACAGAATTTTTAGTATTTAAATCACCGATTTGAGCGCCTAGATTATTAAATTGATCTTTGAACGCACCTGATCTTGCTGCTTTAGAATTAAATTCTTTAATAGTAGCGAATCTTGTTTGTAAAGCAGATATTGATTTCTCACTTGCAGGAGTGAACTCTCCAGATTTAACTCTATTTTCAAGTTCTGTATACATATTAAGCAATTCTTGAATATCTGCTTTTTGCTTTTCATCATTAGGATCAAATGTGGTATTATTAAGATTATTAATAGCTTCGCGAATCTTTTCAACTTCAGCATAATAGGTATCAAACATACCTTTTTTGGCATTAAGATTATTAAGCTGATCAACTTGTGTTTTCATAAAATCTTGATATGCCAATTGAGGCATAGATTCAATTTGTGCTTTAAATTGTCTGTCGGCCGCAGTAGCTTGATCACCGGCTTCTACAATTCTTTGATACGCCTGTACAATATTATCAAGAGCGCTAGTTTGAACCGGAGTCATTTCTTTACCAGATAACTGAGCAGCGTAACCAGCTCTCGCATTCTTTAAATCCTCGTTCTGTTGCTTGGTTAACTGTACATCTTTAGTAACAGGATTAAGAGTTTGAGCATATTCTGCAAAATTTCCGCGTTCAACAGATTGAATAGCCGCATCAAGATCCTTGACTTTTACAGTAGTCTGTGTAACCTTTCCATCGAGTTCATTAAAAAATGATAATACAGCCGTATTACCATCAAATTTAACACCTTCAAAGGTGCCTAGTCCTTCTATAATTTTGTTTTTAGAGAAATAATCACGAATAGAACTTTGGTTAAATAACTTTTCGTATTCAGCTTGCTGATCGGCTCTTTGTTTCTCCGCGTCGCGTGCCGCCTTCGCCTGTTCCTGTTCTTGCTGTCTGAGTAATTTCGCATCGGCTTGTTTTTGCGCATTCTCAGAAATATTAGACGCTTTTTGCATATCAGATAATTCTGATTTTGTTAATTTAATCAACTCTAATAATTTCTGAAGATCTGCAATTTGTTTTTCGTCACTCCAATCAATTGTCATTCCTTGTAATTGATCAACATAACCTTTGAGATCTTTAAGTTTATCTGCAAATCCCGCGATTTTTGAAGAATCTACGTCCGTAAACTTCTGGAGATCAGTACGCTCTTTTCCCACAGTGCTTCTAAGAGCAGCATTAGAAACTCGTTCAACAGAATTTACCAATTCTCTGTCGCCAGTGTTCTCTGGATTTAAATACGACCTGGTTTGTTTTGCAGTTCCGTAAGCTTCGCGAATTTGTTTCATTACGTCTGTCTGAACACCAGATACTTCCTGTCCTTTAAGTATCGCATCAAGGCCAGCTTTGTAATCAGCCATAGTTTCTTTAAAGTTTGCTTTTGATAACTCAGAAGCCGTTTTATTAATAGCTGCTTCAGACTTTAATTGCTGTTGTTCTTGATCTTTACGTTGCTGTTCTTTAAGTTTGTCTTCTTCCTTAATTCTTTGCCCAGCTCTTTGAATCTGATATTTTTGCATTTCCTGATCTTCTTTAATCAAACGTTGTCTTTCAGCTTCTTTCGCAGCGGCTTCTTCTCTAACGATTCTTTGAGCTTCCTTTGCTTCTGCATCGTTTTGACGTTCTTTATCTTTGATAGCTTGTTCTTGTAAGCGTTTATTTTCCTTTTGCTGTCTTTCTTGTGCTTTTTGCTGTCTTTCTTGTGCTTTTTCGCGTTCGCGCTCTTGTCTTTCAGCTTCTTTGACTGCATCTTTATCGATTTGAGTATATGAATTTTTAAAATCATCTTTATTAAATGTACCTTTTTTTAATTTATCTGATACTTCAACAAGATCTTCAAACCTTACTATAGTCTCAGCCAAACCTTCATTGAAGGCTACAACAGCGTCGCCATCTTCGCCGAAGGAAATTAATTTTTTAAAATCTCCAAGACCTACATCGTTAAATAAATCGTTGTATTGACTAAGATCGTAATTCTCAAGAAATACATCTTTTGTCATTCCACGATATTTATTACCACGGCCTTCACCTTCTCCGCGACCTTTTTTATTCGGGTCCTCAGGCTTACCACCGCCAGCGGGTTTATTCTCAGTTTTTTCTGATTCATCATTTACACCTTTGACGGTTAGTTCGACTTCTTTCCCGGTTAGGGATGACTGAATAGAAGAGATAAAAGCATCCGCGTCGGTTTCAAGAGGTTTAAAACCTATTTGAACTTTCTGTTCTCCGATTTCACTCTGAATCTTTGAAACAAAATCTGCTCCAGCACCTTCAATAGGTTCAACGTTTAAATGAATTGATTGACCTTCCGCTTCGGATTGTACCTGGGAAATTAGAGAAGAAGATGATCCTTCGGCTGGTTTAAAGGTTACAGGAATTTCAAAATTTCCCTTACCACTTACAGAATTAGCATTATCGCTTACAGACTTAATACTATTCTGAGCACGATTATTAAGGATATCGTTAATATCGACTTCTTCAATAGTTCCTTTTTTGTAAGCTTTATAGCCAGATATATTATAATTATCATCATAATTAGGAAGAATTTCTATATTCCTCATGATGCCCGACTTTAATATATTAAGCGTTTTTAAGTCACTGTCTCTAGGCACCCAATGCGAATCTATAAAATCTTTAGTATCTTTAAATCCAAGATTCAATCCGGATTTTTTCATAGCCCTATCCAATGTTTCTTTATCGCCGCTTAACAATAATGCTTGTTGCATATACATTTGAGCTTCTTGCGTTGAAAATAAATCTGGATAAGATCCGGAAGAGATCTGTTCGTTATGATATGCTCTTATTTTTTCAATACATTCATCAAGAGTTACGTTAAATCTTTGAGCATTACTTAAATCTTTAGCTGTAAAAATTTGATCTTGTTGTTTAAGACCATTTAATATTTCAGTAATATTTTTTCCTCTTGCAGATCCAAGTTTCAATTTTTGAATAGAGTCCCAGGCATTATCTATTGCGAATTGATCTTTTAACTCTGACTCTGCTACTCCAAAAGATTTATAAATTCCTTTTAATCTCTGATAAGTTATTGCCAGAGATTCCTTTTGAGATTTATCAATATCTTTCGGATTCCAATATGGAACTTCTGTTGCTCCATACGTTTTTTTTATTAAATCATTAATACTTAAATTATATGGTTCAATCTTTTTTTTCAAAGTATCGGAAATACCAGGTTTGATATTTTCAGCAATAACATCTTGAATTTCATTTGAAATTTTCGAAGGTGTAGCACCGGAAGATCCACTACCCATCTTGATATTATTAGGATCAACCTCGACGCCAATCTTAACATTCTGACCTTCTAAAGCATTCTGAATCTTACCAACAAATCCGCCAACATCATCTGCTTTAGGCTCAATAGGAATATCAAGTGGTTTATCAACATGTATGGCTTCAGAAATTTTACTTTGAAGTTCCGTAACTTTACCTTGGGCGTCAGAAAGCTTGCTCACTGCTTCTGTTAATGATTCGACGAATTTATTAATTTCTTCAGTGTTGAAACCGCCACTTCCACCAGCGCCTTCTTTGTCGGCTTCTGCTGCTAATTTTGCAGCTTCTGCTTCAGCTTTTTTTGCAGCCATACGATCTTCGTTGACTTTAGCAGTATCATAATCTCTTTGTAATCTTTGTCTTTGTTGACGCGCCGCCTCAAGTTTGCCTATTGGAGTATTCTCGTCTCCAAGAGATTTCATCGTTTGAAGATTACCGCTTATAACATCAACATTTTTCATTGTTGTTAATTTTCTTACAATATCATAATACTGTTGCAAATTAGATACTAATTTGGTTATCTGTTCAACGTTGCCTTTTGCGTTTTTACTGTCATATTTAATCTCAATTGGCTTATTGAATTGAATGTCGCTCAATTTTCCGCCAAGCTTGGTATATGTATCCAAATTCTTAAAGAACTTGTCATCAAACATTAAATCTCGATTGGTAGCTGCGGCTTCGGCGGCTTCTGCGGCCTTTTTGCTTGTAAGATATTTATAAGATTTTTCATAATCTTTAGCTACCTTACCAAGACCACCTTTTTTACTATCTAAGAGTTGCGCATCTAAATTGGTTATTTCCTTCATAATATCTTCTGAAGGAGCCAATTTGATCCCAGATATATCAATTAAAGTATCTCGAATTTGAGTTAAAGTAGTTTTTAATTCTTCGAAAGATTGCACATCAATCTTGGTGTCGACCATTGCTGCCATAGCTTTAGTAACCGCATCAACATTATCGTTAATGTTCCTTAATTCGTCTCCGGTTACTCTTAACCCCATAATATCTTTGCCTTCATCCGTTTTCCCTATTTGTTGCGTAACTTGAAGTAAATTATTTCTTAAAAATTGAACCCTATCTGCCGCCTTTTGCAGACTTGTTTGCATATCATCGAGTTCTTGAACCTGACCATTTATAACTCCTTTGCCAGATCCAAATACTTTCTTAAAGTCGAGTCCTTTAAGATTTTTATTCATACCAATCAAATAATTATCTAATTCATTGAACAACCCTTGTATTTGCTTTTTATCTATGCCAATATCAATTGTATACTGTTTGCCTTCGATAGCTTCCTTAGTTTCTCTTTCAGCTTCCTTAGTATCTGCATGGACTTTGGCAGTGACGTCCATTTCAATACTTTTTTTTAAATCTGCCATACATATTTCACCACCTTCTTATTAAAAATCATATGCTAGGAAAAATTCCTCAATTAATTCCCAGGGGCTTGGTTGCATTTGTGGAATATGTTTTTTTGGTCTTCCCCATGCTAATGGTCCACCATGATAACCAACACCAAATGATCCTGCAAAAACCGCATCGTCACTTCTATGCGATTTTCCAAAAAATTCTGGAGAATAGGTAATTCTAACAGTATATCCATTCTCTATTGGCTCTATTTCAGTTTTCCACATATTTTGCATACCAAATGTCCGGTCATATATCATAGGTTCATAATCACCATAAAAAGCATTAATTGCATTTGAACTTTGGCGATCAAAATCTTCGGCAACTTGAATAGCATATGGCAATAACAACTCATGTATTTCAGAATCCGTAAATATATCAGCCATTTAAATCAGTCCCAAGATTTTCGAATATAGATACTATTTCGTTCATTTTTCCGGGATCTTTGAGTATATCTGAAATATCTCCAAGGCTACGTTTGATGTCGATAATTATTCCAGATAAATAAGCCTCAAAGCTACCTTTAGATTTTTCAAAATTCGACACTAACATAGCATTTACACTAGACAATTCTTTGATTTCATACTCTCCAATAATTTCACAAATAACACCAACTAATCCTGATTCAGTTAAAGCATCATAACACTCAAAATTCGCGCCGACTTCTTTTCCATCAACATTTTTTTTATCAACCGTTAAATCCGTATAAAGCGCGATCATCGCAAGAGTATAATTTATTTTAGATGTCATCATATCAATATACTTAATTCCGGTTTCAGATATAGACACAGCGTTGTCTAGCATCATCTGAAGAATAAGCCGTTTTTCTAAAACGGGACAATACTTTCTTTTAATATGAGACTGGATCATTTGCTCCCTAGCTTTATCTGAATTCATATTTTTATATTTCTTACAAAATTCTAAAATTGTCATCCTAATTCCTCCTTGCTAAAGCAGCCTGACTGCGTTCATTTTGATATAAATCGTTTAATTTGCACTGCATAATTTCGTCAAATCGCGCGATTTCCGATTCATCAATATATCCTAATAGAAAACTAACAGCATCACGCATTTCTAATTCATCAAATTCTTCTGTTATATTATTATAATCAATATCTACATTCATATAGGCATTGATCAATGTCATTCTATAAAGCAAATTTCTATATGCCGAATTAATATTAAAATCGCCATCTTTATCATATGTACTATCATAAATAATAGCTTCGCATATTTCACATTTTTTATCGAATGGAATATAATCAACAACTTCCAACTCAATATCGTCAAATCCGGTATCTATATATTTCTCATATTGATCTATAAATTCCTGTGTAGTCATTTTGGTTCCTCCTTGTTATCATTTATGTAAATAACCACTTCAGTCCTTGGATGTTCTTTATCAACATCGGTTTTTAACGTTAGTGATTTTAAGTGCTTTCCGTCGTCAAATCTCTAATGCATACCATTTTCTTTTCTTGATTTGAATATTCCCAATTATCAATAAACGGACTAATCTCATCTCTTAATTCATTGTAAAAATCTTCATCTATAAGAATTAATTTTGAAAATTCTTCTGGATATTGATCTTTAAATAGCTGTAATCTTATTTTACTTTTTTCATCCATCCAACCTTTAACTTCAATCCATTTATCAAATTCTGGCAAATAAAAATCGGGCTGGTAACTAGCCACCCCGTTTACAGATTCGTCAAAATAAAATCTTTTAAATTCGTATTTCCATTCTATATAATTATAATTCAATAATCTCGCTATATTTGATTCCCATGAACTCCTAAAAAATTGATTGTTTAAATCTTTTCGCTTCCCACTTTTTGTACGTGAATAAGAATTTTCAGAAGTAGAAGTTATGATATTATTTTTAATTTTGGTTTCCAAACTTTTTCTCGCTCTAATACTTTTCTCTTCTTTTGACATATTTGCGGCAAGTTCAATATGTGACTTTGACATCTTTCTTTTAGTTTCATCGGTATGATGTTTACCCAACATACCTCTTGGATGAGTTTCTGAATTGCCCATAGTCTTTTTTGCAGTTTCTGATAATTTTTTACGTACAACATTTTTAAAATAATCACTATTATAATAATCTGATAATTTTTCTTTATAATTTTTAAGTTTTTCTTCTGTCATTGGACGAGAATTATTTGAAATACCTATCTTGTTTGCATATCTACAAATAGATGTTTTTTGTCTGTTTATTTTTTTCGATAATACATCAAGATCTATAGCATCTGGATTTTTCATATAATAATCTTTTATAATTTGTTTTTCTATATCTGTAAATGGCTTAAACTTACCACTCTGTATACCTAATGCGGTTTTCTTCCCTCGGATACTACCTTCAGATCTATTGAGCAACTCACTTAGTTCTTTTACAGATAATTCTACGTTATCTTTAAGTATTTGCACCTCGTCTTGAGACCAAAATCCTGTTTTATAAGCCATATATATCACTGCTCCTTTATTTTTATTAATATTTCTGTTCGCGGATTTTCTTTGTCGTAATCAATAGACATAATCATCCGTTTGTAGTGCTTGTAATCATCGTCAACAATAAATCCAGATTCTACGAATCCATCATCTATAAACTTTGATATAAAATTTTGTATATCAGCACGCTTCTTTGTCGGAAAATAAATTGTTTCCTCTATTTCAAAATTATCCAACATCATATTCGCGTACCCTAATTTATCTATCCACCAAATTACGAATTCTTTCCACTTCTGTTTCAACGCATTCATCTGTGGTCTCGGCATAATCATCCATTCATTAATACTTGGATGCCACGGTTTTTCTATCGGAGCCTTGCGGGCTTTTGGATGTTTTTTAAAATAATATTTGTTATATTCATCAAGCAAATCTTGATCTAAAACTAGCTTTATTTCTTGCATCGCGATATATCCTCCATATACCCTTGTATATCAACAGAAGAGGAGATAGTTTCATTGATAAGCTTATATGTAATCTCAAGCGGTATTACAACAAGATCTAATTCTACATCACCGGTATCTCGATGATAATCATTGATTATACATTTAGCATCAAATGCCGCCATACATTTAGTTGCTTCAATAATATTCTTAGTAAACATATATTGATGTCTACCCGGTACAACCATAAGATATTGTCCGTTATCAACAACTGCCATCACATAGCGTTTTACGCGCTTCTCCAGATATTTTTGCGGCATGATCCCGATAGGAGCATCTTCATAGATTGGCAATTCTGCTCTTAATCCACGTTTTCTTTCTTTTCTGTTATTTCCTTTTGCCATTTATATTTCCTCCACTTCAAATCCGATCCATACTTCATTGGTTCTATTACAAACACGAGCAGCTTCAGCGTAATCATCAGTTTTAAATAATTTCATTCCTGGGTTAATACCGCCATATTCACGAACATAAAATCGGTTATATTTCAAGCTCTGATAAACTGCTCTATCTCCATTAATCACAATGTACATTCCTTTTCCTCCTAATTTAATTCATGATTTATCCATGCTTTATATAGATCTTGGGTTTCGTCGCGCAAGAAAATATAAACGATGATATCGTTACCATTCTTATCGCAGCTTGCATAAAGATCTATTGGATATACTTTATTTTTTATATACATCTTTGCCTGAAGTTGATTTACGATCCGGCAAATTTCTCGTTCATTATAATCTCTAGGTTTTAAATTTGTTTCGATATTCATATATCATCCTTTTCCTCCTTAACCAAAAAAGGGGGAATACAGCCACCGTCGTTAAAGAACAGCAACCATATCCCCCCTTAAGGTATATAAAATTTGCAAATCTTATATCATATATTAAAAATCACTGTTCAATAAATACTAATTACGTTTTCTCCCGGTTTTTCTTTTAAGTTGTTCTGCGGGTTTTTCTACTTTAGGTTCGTCAACCTTTTCTTCTTTAATTTCAATCTTTTCTTCTGTCTTCATAATTTCGTCAATTAATTTAATAAAATCAATACGGATTTTTTCTTTATTAGTTAAATCACAAGCATTCAACATTTTTTGCGCGTCTTCATGTGATATTGTTTTCTGAGCATAGGCCACTACTGTATTGAATATAGTGCGGCAATTTTCTGAACAATAAGTATTCTTCCAAGACGGTTGATGTTGTTCTTCTCGGCAGTCTGAGCAATACTTATATTCTTTTCCACATAAAATACATTTTCTGTTATATCTACTCACTTTATTTCCTCCTTAAAAATTTTATATCACAAAAAAAAGAGAGGGCGAATAGCCCTCCCTAATTTTTAATTTTATTGACAAAGATTACTCTTCGTCGTCATCACACCAATAGATATTATACAGAGACTTATTAGTTGAGCAATAGTCAACCTGAAGATCTCCACTATAATCAAGTGTTCCATCTGTTGTCAGACTGATAGTAGTTTCAGGACTCGGCTGGAAGGACGGAAGTTCAATATAAGCTGCTTTCAGAGTATCTGCAGAACAAGGATCTACAGCTAAAACCTTAAGATACAATTTAATTGTATCGGGGAACTTATCAGCAAGGTTATGAATAATAGCACCATTAGAAACAGCTCTATCAAACTTAACAATATACTGCTGTCCTTCTTTAGTAGGAGCAGTAAAGGAAGTTCCATTGATAACAAAAGTTGTATCTGTAGAATTAGCACCAGCTGTCATAACTTTACCCATAGCACCACTAGTTGTAAGTTCTGCAACATGGATTGTGCTTTCTACAATACCTCCAAGAGTATAAGTCTTACCAGACTCAACTACCATAATCTTCGGCATAGTCAGAGTACCTGCATTACCATTGATCTGACCATCGGAAACGATATCAGGTGTAACACCAGACATAGAAGCAAGAACAGGCATAGACAGCATAGCGTTAGTAGCTGTAAATGTACCTGTCTTTCCTTGCCAAAATCTCTTAACCAGAGTGCCGTCTTTATCGACAGCGTCCTTAGATTCTGCGGTTACCTCAATAGATGCTTCAGAAAGCTGTGTTAAAACATGAAGAGGTGTACCATCAAATTTCTCAGCCCAACCGTACTGAATACGATCAACGATAATATCGCCTAATGTAAAAGCCATATTTATCTCTCCTTTCAAAAAATTTTTTATATAAAAAACTGGGATTCCATACACTTGAAATCCCAGAGTTACTTATTATTTAATTTTTCTTTAACTTTGTCGCTTATCCCGGTACGACCTGTCGCGGAAAATTCAGGAATATCAACAGGTTTATTTTCGCCAGCGCGAGGATTAAGCGGCTTTCGACCATATTTGATTTCTCTCATCCAATCAAATTGATCTTTCGGTATTTTAGAAGTATCACAAAAGCCAGAGTACGCACCTTTTAAAAGTGCTGTTGTAGATTCATAAATTTGCAGCCTTTGCACAGAATCCATGAATTCTACAAGTCCAACTTCCTTTAATTCGCTCTTTTTATATTTAAATCCAGGATGATTTAAACAAGAAGATATCATTGGCAACAGTATAGAACTGCTTTCTTCCTTCTGATTTAATTTCTGCTTGTCTTCCCAGATTAAAGCCTTTTTAGTGGCCTTACCTTTAGCCTTTTCAACTTTCGGATAAATATTAAATAAGAAACGAACATATTCACACAAATTCCTGTGAGTTTCTTCGTCAATCTCGATTTCTTGCTCTTCATTCCACAGTGTAATAACCGGATCCTCATCCTCGGAAAATCGCTTCTGGAACAGTTTAAACTTAGTAAAGTCTAAGTCACCGAATAGAAGCTGAGTTTTCTCAAGTGGAAGAGTAGGAGCCAGCATTGCAAATAATTCATAATCCGTAATGTCGTTCCAATCTATGTTGTTTTCCCATAACTGCAGCCGGTACATAGTCGGATTCGCCGCAAAAGCATTGGCAACAGAATAAACTTCTGATTCACCATGTTCTACGATGTCTCCAATAGTTGGCTGATAAACAATAATATCTTTGCCAGTTGGAGTATGAATTGCATAAGGCTCTCCAAAATATAGTTTTAATTTGTCAATCTTATTAGGATCAAAAGACGTCATATCTGTTGTTCATTCCTCCGTGACCATTTACTATATTTGGAGCCTCGACTGCGAATTTTAGAGTTCTACAATAGAACTTACCGTCAACTATATCTGGATAATCGTTTGTAAGTTTTAACTGCATTCCTAAAGAGTTTGTCCAACAAAGAATATCCCTGATTAAATATGAAAGCAAATCTGTACGTGGAATACGATATGGCGTATCCATATCATCTTCGTGTACACAGCACATCACAACAATCTCTTGGTTTTTAATTACTTTATTGACATAGGAGACAGAAGAATCTCGAATATCAAACATGATGAAATTCAAAACCTCTGTTTGCATATTGTTCAGCTTTAACCAAGGGACTATCTGTTTATGAGTAATTTTCTCATTATAATCCTCTATTTGGCGGCGCTTTTCCAATTCTTCCTCTGTAGGATTATCTGGATCAACATACTTATTAAGAGGTTTTTTCTGCTTCGTGCCTAAAACTTCTATAATATCTGGATCTTCTTTGAACATTTCTTCGAGTTTATATTTTTTATAAATAATATCGTTATTATGCTTATCTTCTAAGTCTCTTACGATTTTACTAATATCTCGCTGCATCAAATCACCTCCAGCTCAATAGAAGAGTAGTAGTCGCCATTAATATCTGAAACAGACAAGCGGAATTTCTTTCCGACCAACGACCCAGCTTTCGCAGGTTTTATCGCCACTACTAAATCGTCGAATTCCGTCACCGAAATTAAACCAACATAATAATTAACGTCATCGTTAGAAAATTCATTATCATTAATAAAAGAAATTTTCCACTCTGGATTAATATTTTCAGCAAAGAAATTAACTCCAAAGTATGAAACCTTTCCGCGTTCCAAATGTTTAATATCTGTACCAGGCTCAAGTTCTCCGTTATCATTTACAATATAAGAAGAAATAACACTTGAATGTTCTTCGTCTGGATTTTCAGATATAGGTACATCTACCTTAATGTTGCCTTCTTCTGTAAAATAGTCGCAAATCATCATGTCAATAGAATCACGCTTCTCGTTAAAATCATCTTGTTTGAGAGTTAACTTAATCATTCCACGAGGAGTCGTATCATCAACTTTAGTTACTTGATAACACTTAGGATCAACAGTATTAAATGTAATCATAAAGCGTTGATCATATGTAATTGTTTGATTGTTATAAAGACCGAGATTAACAAGATTATTAATTCCGTAAACATTAACAACATCTGGAATCCAGAAATTTGTTAAGTTATCTAGGCTATACGAAATTTCCTATTGTGTTACTCAAACCACGCGTTAAGCGATTTGAGAATTATTTATAAATGGTTTAACATAGAGATCTTCATATATGTTATACTTTCTAATTAAATACATATCAGCGTCCTTATAAAGATAATCTAATAATTTTTTAGCTTGGATTCCTCCTCCAATTGAAACTATCTTATTACTTTTATTCGGATGATAATAGATTGAACAATGAATTTTAAGCTCGTCTTCTATAAATTCCTTAAGTCCATCCATCATTAGACCAGATCCGATAAAACTGACATGCTTATATTTGGGATTTTTAGTAATATTACCGTCCCCATCTAGATAGCCCCTAATAAAATGCCGCATTAAACCACGATTTAGCCAAAACGGAAATTTTAAAATATGACTTTTACAAGGAACAACTCCACATTTATTTAATGAATTAGCCATATATTTGTTATGAATTCGCAACACATACGAATTCTGCACATTTCCTTTTTTAGATGAATTATCTACAAGCACCAATGGTTTATCATAATTTAATTCTTTATTTATACTTTCGAGGATATGTTTGTCTCGCTCCTGTAAACTTAACGTAATAATATATCCTTTTTTAGATACATTTCCATCAGCATATAATAATCCTAGTATATATGCTTTATTAGGAGTATCTATTTTATCAAAATATGTTTCATCTAAATGATATTTCTTATTAAAGTCAGTACGCTGTCGTATCTTAATCCCATTTGACTTTAGAATATTCGAAATTACTTCATGTCCTATATGCATCTCTTTACCTATCTCTTTAATGGTTTTATTGTATATAGAATACATATTTATTACTTTGTCAACTTCATCTTGAGATATTTCCCTATGCTGAACTTTTATTCCCATTCTAGTTAAAAAATTTCCAACACTTCCTGCATTTAGATTATATTTTTCAGCAATTTCTCTATTAGTAAATCCATCAAGTCTCATCTGAGCAAATTCATCTCCATGTTGTTTAAAAAACAATGCTGTTTCTGTTTTATTCATACTAATTCCTCCTAAAAATGTATAAAAAAATAAGACCATAATCGTCGCATTTAGGAGCTACGGCGAAACGGGAGCTACCCGCTGTCTGGTCTTATTATCAACAGTTAATTTATAAATAATTTTCTTATGCTTTCACATAAGTACAGACTATATCATCACCATATCTAAAAAGATTTAGGTGTCCTCCACAGGATCCACTTGGATCGCTTAGTCGTTGAACCTTTCCCTATTCGGGACTTGGCTGCTGATTGTCCAATCTTTATAATTTTCGACATTCACGTTTGAGCATTTCATCTCTGCGTTGTAGTTTATAAAGCTCTAAGGAGTTTCCAGCAATTCAAAGGATTCATTTGCATAATTTCTTATTGCAACGGACAATTCTAACTAAATAGTTAGTTTCATCTAACCACCGCCCTGAGGTGTAGCTATTTGCATTTCGTATACATCCAAAGGATTTCATGATTTGTCCTTTCCATATCCATTTGAGTTCATAATTTGCTTTCAATACATTGTATCTGACATAACTACGACTATCATCTCTACCAACTATAATCCACCATTGTGTTCTTTCATCAATTGGTTGAGACCAAGGATTTTCTAATTGTTCTTCAGATAAATTTATATCAAAATCAACATCATCTGGAATTATAATGTATGAACCCACGGGATAATGGACGCCTGGACGAAACTGAATCATGTAATCAATGGCATCCTTCAAAATAGAAGGAGTTGTGTGAACTTGATACTTCGCGTCTTCAAATTTCCACCCATCACGGGTCAAAATGTAAACACGCTTATAATTCGGATCTCTTGTAAAAGTCCGATCTATAATTACATCTGACTGATTTTTCTTAACTTCAGCCAGATTTCGCCCATGTCGTGTAAGATAACTTTTATATGCCGTGATATCCATAGACATCACACCTTTATCTTGTCGACCAACGCATGGGCATCTAAAACAAGCTTTCTATATGCATGATAGTCGAATTGCTCCTTGGAACATTCTAGATGTGCGGCTTCGAGATTTGACATAATACCGACAATTTCCGGCGGATAGAAGAGAAGAGAAGATAATCCATTTATCCTTCTCATAAGACCTTCAAAATACTTGTCAAAATCAACATGAGAATATTCATCGGCAGATTCAGGATCCTTATAAATCAATAACCAATGAAGTTCACTGTGGAGCCGCTTTTTAAATAACTCGAATTGTTCAGGGTCAAAATATCCATATTTCATATCCATCACCTGTAATCCTCGATATAGTCGTTATACAGATACCCGCGATCTCGTATCATTTTGCGCTGTTCATTCTTAGTAGATTCGTATAAAGCGCGAATTTCCTTTAAATGACTTGACTCTGAATAGACTGTTATATTACTCATCCAGATCGTTATTCTGGGTGAGATTTATATGACTTTTTGCATAAGATTTACAAAAATTAATATAATACTGATATTTCCTATCTAATTTCATTTCTGCATCCTCATACATCCATGATAAAAATTGGTAAGAAGATTTATTTCCAGATGTTTGAATAATAAATGTATTATCACCGCATTGCTTTGGATGCTTTATATTATTTTTACAATCCATACTATTTAATATTTTTGATAAATGTTCACACATATCTAATGTTCCAACAGTTTGAGTAGAACATTTATTATATTTTTGATAATAATAGATATTTCCATCGCCATCAAAATAACCACGACAAAAATGTCTAATTAATTCTTCTGGTAAAAACTCTGGAAACTTTAACTTTAAACTTTTAGCCTTAATTAATCCTAATTCTTTTAAAACATCAGACATATAAGGATCATTAATAACTAGAGCATATTGATTTTTATGATTATTATTTTTATTATTTAATGGAATAAATCTAAGAGGTCCTTCATATTCTAACTCATTTTTAATTTTATCAAGAATAGCTTTATCTGATTCTTGTAAAGACAATGTAATAATATGAGGTCTAACGCTGTCGTAATGGTTACATCCATCTGCATAAAGAAGGCCTAATATATACGCCTTATTAGGGGTATCAATAACATCAAAATAATGACTATTTCTCTGATATTTTCTATTAGAAATCGTATATCCTTTTCTTGGAATTCCTTCTCTGTCTATAATATTATTAACTCCAGTTGCAGAAACAACAGTGTCGTAGCAAATGTCTTTTTGTTTCTTGTTTTCATCTTTATATAATTTAATCACTCTATTATTTAATTCTTTTGAAAAAGTGTTGTACTTTCTATCTATCTGATTATTTTTTAATACAATCCTTAGATCATGTTCGTTAGAATTAAATTCTTCCATCATTTTTTCAATATCCTCAGTTTGTAAATACATATCAATAATATTTTTAATTTCATCTTCGCTAAATGTTTTCATATACATCATCCTCCTTAAAAATGTGTATAAAAATAAAGACAGTAATTTCAGCATTAAGGAGCTACTGAAAAACGGTTTGCAACCCGCTGTCCTGTCTTATTTACAGTGTCATATAAATTTTCTTACGTTTTCACGCAAGCATAGACTATATCATTCACCATATACATTTCTGCACTTAGGAGTCCTTCACTTCGGGAGACTTCTCCCTACGAGTATTTCAACTCATAGTCGTTGAGGACGACCCTCTTCAGGTCTTTCCTGCTGATTTCCCAATACATAAACTTTTCAAACCATTGCCGTTTAGATATATCTCAATCTTCCGTTTTGGTATTATGTCTCTAAGGGAGTTCCAGCATATTCGAAGGAATACACTACGCCGTTTCCGAACGTAGCGAACCGTGAGCATAAGCTCTCAATTTTTCTTCTTTAGAACCATAAGTCTGGTAGATGTGAGTAAGGCTATTAACCTTTGGTTTCAGCCATTCAATCACCATTCCCAACGCTAAAATTTCGATTACGAAGTCCGTATCCATATCTTCGTCTACCTGGTAAGCCATCTCAAAGGTAAGCTGACCAGAATCGACATCGCAATCATATGTCGAAAAAAGTCGCCTTACATAAGGTTTGGAACCAGCAGACTTGATCCATCCACCCATGAATTCCGTAATCTCGTCGTCAGATAATTCCAGAAAATCATAGGCATCAATTTTTTGTAGAAAGCTTGAATAGATATCGTCAAATTCGAGTGCAATCATTTAAGATCACCTCATTTAGTTAAAACCTTAAGATTGAGTCCAAACTGTTCGTCAATAACTCTAATCTTTTCGATACTGTCTAATGTTCCGTTATCGACAGCAGTAGAAGCGATGCTCTTGAAATTCTCTTTAGCTCTAGGCGGCAGAGCATCAATAGCCTTCTTCATTTCGTCAACCGGAAGTTTGATAATATCCTTAAGGTCACTATCTGTATAGGATTCATCGTAGAACTTCTGGACAATTGGAAATTCGTCGATGAAATCTTGGTCTTCAATAATGAAGAGCGGCCCGAACACAAAATCAGATCTTGTCCGAACCGCAATCACCAAATCTCTATATTCAACTTCATATTCATGTCCATAAGCATTCCATTCATATAACATTCCGGTTTTCTTGCCAATCATATAAAGGCCGCCGGGTGTTACGGATCTACATAAAATCCCATCAGTTTCTTTGAATTCCCGCTTTTTAACAACGGGTTCGGTTTTCCTTGTAGCCGCCGTTTTTGGAGCTTCTGCTTTAATAGCTTCTTCCTTTTTCGCAGCGGTAGTTTTTGTCATGCTTCTAGCCATTTCCTTTTCCTCCTAATATATCTTAGTTAGTGGTTGTCCACTTACCAAAGTACTGACCAATTCTGGTAACAACACCAAAATCTCTCTGAACTTCATATTTCATGAGGTCGGAGATATTAGCGTTAGCTTCGCCACGTTCGGTGATTTCGTTGATCAGAGTCTCGCCGCTATCTGCGAATTCTACAAGCTTATTATCCTTACCCCTTGCGAAGATATAAAGATCTTTATCGCTATAGAAATGCTGACCAACCTGATTACGAACGAATCTCTGCGGAATCTCTACTAACAGAGTTCCTTCATAGTCGCCAAGTCTACCTGTATGAGCAACAGATTCCTTCTGAGACGGAGCAATCCAATGAACAGCACCATCGTAGAAAGCGTTAAGCTTCTTAAGAGCGTTCTTTGTACCGAAAATAGCAACTTCAGAGTTGCCATTAGCGATGGATACGTTTGTGATGATTGTATCAAACTGATCCTTTGTAGCTGCGGCAAGATCGCCACTGTCAACGAAGCCTTCTGTTACAGGAAGCTTCTCAGCTGCGCCTGTAATATGCTCATAGATAGTATCTTGAATCTGATGCTGGAATGCTACTGCGATAGCTGCAACAAGAGCAGACCAGTCACAGTCACCAAGAATATAACGGTCAATGTCGCCACCAACAGCAACTACATAACGAGCCAGCGGAATGGTCACATACTGACCTCCACCTAATCTCTGCAGAATGTGATCATGGTGTGTTCTACCAGCTTTGGCAACGTTAAGAATAATATCTTCGTCTGTCCAGAACTGAGTCTCATCACCAAGTGCAACATTTCTTTCGTTAACGAGTTCCTGGAACCATTCGGAATCCTTAAGTCCAGTGTCAACGATAGCATCAACGGTTTCCTCAATCAGGCGGAAGAATTCCTTGCCATGATCTTCGTAAGCACGCTGACGATCTCTCTTTGTAGCTCTCTCATCAAGCTCAAACACACTTAATACCAGATCATGAAGTCTTTTCTCGGCTTCACGCTTAGAAACAACCTTACCGGTTTCATCGTCATAAATCTCATGACCCATACCAAGGTCATACATAAGATTCTTTACTTCTTCGTATTCGGTTTCAAACTTATTGAATACGTTCATGATATGCTGTGAAAATACTAATTTATGCATTCTTTATTCCTCCTTTCCTTTAAATTACGCTGTCTTAACCTTAAGTTTCATGTTTTCAACAGTTACAGTTTTATTTGCAACGGGAGTCCCGGTAAAGCCTTCTTTGGAGATCTCGATGATGTCGCCAATAGTAAGAGCAATACCTTCTACTGTTTCTCCCTTAAGGTTATACCAAAGCTTCTCCTGACGCATATCTCTTTCCTCGCGGGTAAAGATAGGTGTCTCATAAATCATAATAGCTTCCTTCTGAGGATCAATTTCAAGTACCTCTACATACCAATTGCCGTTAGCGGCCTGTTCACGGATAATTCCTTTAAAAGCCGCTGGAGCCTCTGCTGCCTTATACTGATCAAAAGATACATAATCTCCTCTGGAAACGATGGCACCGTTGTCAGTATTTGCTACAAGTACAATATTATAAGTATGACCGATACGTGCAGCAACACACTTAGATGGATATGCAATTGTATGGGTCGCATTCAGATTAAAATCTACTGCCATAATAATTTCTCCTTTCTTTTAATAATTTATTTCTTTTTAAAAATTCCGCCGTAACGTCCCTTCTTAGTCTTCTTATTAGGTTCGCCGAAGAGCTTTCTAGATGTATTTTTGTTCTCTTTAGGCTGTTCGACAGAAGAGAAGTTAAGACTTCCTTGTTTAGCATAGTTAAGTAAAATTTCGTCAAGATGAGCGGTAAGTTCTTCAAGAGTGTAATCTTCAATCTTGATATCCTTATACTCATTCTTATCAAAGATAGATTTATAAGAATCAGAAACCATGAGTTCTTCTTTAGCAGCTTTTTCTTCTGCTTTATGATATTTATCAAGTTCTTCTGACGCGAGAGAATAGTTAGACCTTATATTATCAAGTTCAGCTTCTTCGTCTGCGCTTAAATAAACAGGCTTAACACTAATTCTATCGCCACTTAAACTGAATATACCGGATCTACATTTATATCCTTGTCTATAAGCAGCTCCAGTAAAGTAATCAACCATAACTAGGTCCTTATCGTATACAATTACGCTATACCATGTAGAATCTTGGTCGGCATACTGCTCATTTACCAAAGTTGTTAATGCAGAAATTTTATCGTTGAAAGAAAGAGCAAACTCTTTTACTGTGCCATCTGTCATAATAACGGCATAACTTTCAGCGGCATAAGAATCTGCGATTTTCTTAGACTCTGGAGTAGTATCATCGTCTGGAACTTCTGGTTCTTCCGGTTCTGTTTCTGGGTCTGGGTCTGGGTCTGGGTCTGGATCACCGGGATCGTCTTCACCAGTTACAGATACTTCTGGATTATCGTCGGCAAATGTCTCCGGATCTGTGTTTTCTGGCTCATTCGTTTCTGGATCCTTTTCGCCAAATAATTCTTCAAACTTAGCTTCTAATTCTTCATCTGACATTTCAGAATAATCAAAATCTAAATCTTCTTCAGTTACATTATACTTTTCCAATAACTCATTTAATTTCATCGATTCACCTCCTGTCATTGCATTTTGAGCATTTGGTTTATCTATATTGAAATTGGACAGCGTTTCATTAAGCTTTTCCAATGTTTCAATTAATTTTTCATCACGATTATAGTGAGAAACAACCGAATTGTTTTCCTGACTAAAATCTGTTAATTTTAATTCTGCACCGGCCATTCCCGGCTTAACAGGATCTCCTGTATCTGGGTCTACTCCTAAACATGTAGCACCCATAATCTCTACGTCATCTAATACTAATACTTTTTCCTTTGAATCATAGCTCATTTCGTTGATTAATAATTCAGCAGATACAGCAGTGCCGCCTTTTCTTTCTATAATTTCTGCGGCAGCAGTGTATTCGCGCGGAATAGCAACCTGAGCATAAAGATATTTCTTAGAATTATCATCTGGATCTTCTTCTAAGTAAGGCTTATCAGATGTAAAACATCCTATTTGTTTCTCCAGATATACCACATTTCCATCTTCATCAATTTCAAAATCATGCGAAGTAAAATCCAATTCAGAATTCACATCTGTAAAATTTGCAAGCAATGGTTTATAAGCCAATCTCTTCATAGCCTTTTTGGCGGCTTTTTCAGTAAGAGAAGAACCATTTAAATTACGAGACGTATGAAGAAGCTTAATGTGTCCATAAAGCATAGTAGGATCTTCATCTTCATCTTTTTTGAATGTAGCGGGAATCTGAACAGACAATTGATATCCAGATTCATTTGAAGAAAATTTGCCGAAATCATTAGATTGGCAAAAACTTATTAATTGTGATAATGTCAAAATCTTTTTCATCTCTACCTCCTTTCTCTTAGTTTCTAAATATAAAAACTCTCCAGAAAGAGGAGAGTAATTAAGCTTGTTTATCCAGTTGTATAATCAACAACTCTAGAATTTATAATTATAAGATGTAACACGATATCCGCAGTCGGAGTTGTCGTGCAGCTAAATATTATAAACTCAGTTTCTTACGCTGAAATCGCCACTTCTGAATCAATATAATTCGGTAATTGATTCAAAAGCCATATAAGCCACTTCCTATCACGTTGCCACTATAGTATCAATCTCGGCATTTGTGATAGACGTTACTCCACCATCATTCAGCTTAACATATTGAGTACTACCCCATCTAAATTGAGTGTTTGCGGCGTATTCACCGGAATCAATTAATAACACATAAAGAACTCCAGATTCTGGTGTTAATGCTGCCCCGTCTACTCCAGTCTCTGAAAACCAACTAGACGAAAGTACCGTGGCACCAGTTCTTGGGTAAACTTCAATTACATCATCAACATAACTAGGAAGATATGACGAATTGATCTTGCTTGTGCTGTCAAGTGGACACACTCCATTTGCCGCCCCAATAAGTGATACATCTACCTTAGAACTATCAGATGGATGAACGTGATCCTCTCTAGCATACTTTTCACTAGTACCTATAGCTGCTGTCCCATCCATGAGCGGTGCAGTATTGGCAGGTAAGTAATCCTTCTGGTCAAATGTGAAAGTTGTGCCATCGGCCCTGGTCACAGTATAGGTGGTGCCGGACCTTGTAATGTTTTTAACCGCATCAGTCTTGGTTGCAAATAAATTTTTGATTTTTTGCCATAAGTATAGCAAACCATCAGAATCTAAATATTTCTTGGCCAATTTTACTCATCTCCTTACTTTAAAAGTTCCTCTAGCTCAGTGTTTGAGATTCTGAGCAGATTTAATTCTTCATAGGTTTTGTCACCAATTAATGTAACTCCTTCAATTTTCGGAAGATTATCAAGTATTTCGTAGTCTCTATACATGATATGTTTCGGCAAATCAATTTCACCGTCTAGTTGAGCAGTTCCTCCTAAATTTCCAGATAAATGACCAATACCAATTATTTCAGCAGTACCAGGAAAGTCACTCAATTATAACACCTCCTCGGTAAGCTTAAATTTTCCGGCGATGAATGTATAGACCTCTCCGATACTAGTCGTGAGTTCGAGATCGTAAACATATGAGCGTGACATAGTTAATTCCTTAGTGTCATCAGGATCAATTGTAAGAATAAGAGTATCAATTGGCACCTGCTTATTAATCAGAACTTCAGAGTCGGGATCTTTATAAGTTTTTTTCATGGCAAAACGTATTGTATCTCCTTCTTGCGGCACATACGGTTCGCCATCTTTAGTAAGATTAATTTGGACGTATAATGTATCGCCACGAGTTAGAGTAATATTATTGCCATCTATGGTATACATATAATCACCGCCTTTCTTTAAGTGTATAAAATGTTTGTAGGAACCACCTTATTTTCTTTCGCGAATTTAAGGTATTCTGTTCCCTTGTTATAAAATATATATGTAGACCCAGATTTGCTGACAAGCTCATAACCCAATTTGAGTAATTGCTCGGCGGTATCTGGGAATGTTGTTTTTAGAAAATTGTATTTTTTATTCATATTTATCACCCATTAGATTTATCGCGCTTATCCTTATCTGCGTCAGATGCATCGGTAACTTCGCCTTCTGGACGACCACCTTCCTGAGGATCCGTACCTTCTTCTGGAGCACCAGATTGAGTATAAGAACTTTGAAGAGGCTTGAAACGAAGAGACAACTGAAGAACATCTTCTTCAAGATAATTCATAGCAAGAATTTCACGCTCTGAATATCCAGATAATACGCCGATCGCCATTTTTGATGGAACTCCATATTGAGCATTCTCAATTAATTCTTTTCTAAAATCAGCCTTGGTATACGGCGTGACTGGAAAGAGCTTTACCTCACAAGGTGTACTTACTTGATAACTCAAGAAACGATTAAGCCAACTATTAATTTGACTGAGTAATGTTCCTAATCCATAAGCCGAATCCGACTTCATAGCGGCCCTAAAAGCTTCAGCTCCTGAAATGCTTGCGGAATTTAATATCTGAGCACCACCAGAAGTATTCAATACAGATTCCGTAGCTTTCTGAACCTTAGTAGTATCAGATGCGGCGTCAAATGGGAATGATATTTCGCGAATCGGAACCGGAGATATAACCGCAGTTGCATAGTCTGGTAACGCTTCTCTGATCATCCTATTGTAGTACTGTTTGACAACTTCAGGATCTACCTTCCAATCATCAACATTATCTGTATTATTTATAGTTTGTAACTCAAGCCACAAAAGTTTATAAATTGCTTGTTCATCGGCAATGGCTTCAATATCTTCAAGATCTGAAAGATTAATTAAAGCATTGAATATCCCCACCAGCGGTGGAACTACAGTTTCCCAATCTTCAGAACGGATTTTAAAACATACGCAATATTCATCTGGCATCTGTTGCCATCTTTCATCGTTGTTGCCACCAAAAGCATTATACATAGAAGTGAATGGCTCACCAATCATCTCAAGTAAAGCCTGGCGCGATCTGAAGTATGTCATATCCATACAGAATGCAAAATCGCCGGTACCGTATTGCCCATTAATCTTACAGTAGTCTGGATCTAATTGATATATAAAATGTGTTTCCCCGTCATAATAATTGCACCCGTAGAACACATCCTCTCTCCAACATACAATAGCAGCTTTAAGCATTTCATATTGTAAATTTAAAGTATCAAGAACCGCTAAACTATCTTGGTAAACTCTCAGCATCTCATCTGGGGAGAGTGGAGCAGTAAGGTCATAAGGAGGAATTACTGTTCTGGCTTCCATACATAACATAGTCGCATAATACATAATAATACGGTAATAAACCTGAGACCTATAAACTAAAAATCTTGATAGATTTCTTAGATTTTGTTCATTACTGCTAATATTCTGTAAATACGTCCTTAGAGTTTCTTTTGAAAATGTTCTAATAGTTCTGTTGATAGTAGTAGATTGAACATCTCTTAATGCTTTAATAGCCTTACTGATGCCATCTTCGGCAAAAGTAGATATTCCATTAAAATCATTTTGATATTTCTCTAGTTGTTCTTTTTTTTCTTTTAAAGTAGCCATGCCTTCCCTCCTTTCTTATATAAATGTAGATCTCTTCCATCCAGCTTTCATCGGGAGAGAAGAGACAAATTCTTCAACACTATCTATAGTTTTTCTTTTTCCAGTAATATTCTTACGACGTTCTTGTTGAAGTGCGAAACAGTATTGACTCATACAGTATGAACGGTCGTCATTAAGAGAATTACGTTTTTCGGGCGTTAATTCAAAACTATCTTTTCCCGATTCTCTTTTTATTCGAACCATATTAACCATTTCTTCTTTAAGAGCGTCAATACCGGCAAGAGCAGCTTCTTCTGCCCAATCTAATTTTTCAGTTCTAGTTTTTACATTTTGTAGATTATTTAATTCTTCAGTCATTTGAATATTATATTCGTCAATTGATAATTTTTTCGCTTTTAGCTTCTTGGATATTTTTTCCTTTTCTTTTTCCAATTTGTCTTGATCTATGTCGAAAATAGTTAAATACCCTTTACCGTCATATGAGGCAGGAAACGTAACCTTGTTCTGATTTACCATCTCAATCATAGCCTCGTACATTTCGGATTTATACTTAGTAGGAGACATAAGATGAATCTTATTAACCGCATTTGGAAACTTTTTTACATAATCAGAAGAATATTCTTTGTCTATGAGTCCTTTATGCATCTTTCCGTCTTTACCTTTCCAATCTTCCATCAAATAATCAGCTATATTTACGCCACCACCGCCAGATCCGGCGTCAATATATATACCTACAATATTAGAATAATTTTCATCGCCACCTTGATTGTAATCAAGAATAACTTCTTTAAGATACTCTACCTGATCTGGAGTTTGCATAGGAGATTTACGTTTCTTTCCTACATCTAAAAGATTTATACAATTCAATAAACGACCTTTATATTCAACATCACCGTTTATATCTTTATCTTCATATATTTCTCCAACTAAAATTACAGAATTATCTCTGCTTCTAGCTGGGTCATATGTGATAACAATTTTTCTATCACCAGTATCATTATATAATACCGGCTTATAAGTCTGTTCATTTCGAATTATCGCAGCACGTTTAATTATCGCATCTTCCGTCCCCTCTGTAGAGAACCGACAGTAGTACTCGCGTAGAGCCTTGAATTTATTCTGTCTCATGGCGGCGTCAACAGTATCTTTAGTTAAAAGAGGAGATACTAGCTTACCATGCATTGTCGGCTTAAAAGCTACATCACAAGTAATTTGTGCAACGAAGAAATTTGGATCACCAAGTAACATTCTCTTGCTAAAATCTCTATATATCGTATAATATTCCATATCGGTAGAAGAAGCAGAGGAGATGTAGAACAATTGGTTTGGAATTTCTTCCGGGATACTTCTAATTGCATTCATATCCAACACATTTCCGTCTCTATCTTTACCAGATTTGAAACTTTTATTAACAATAGCAAAAGCTGCGTATGCAGCCAGCAACGAGGACGGCAAAAAACTTGCCTCGTCAAATACAACATTTCCTCTTAATCCACGTCGTTTATCAAAATTACTATTGAGAGTTAACCCCATAGATCCGTTGTTTAAAGTGTACTTAAATCCATCAGGATTGTGACTAAAACCGTCCCCAGATGCACTGGGAATTACTAATTCAGCTTTAAACAATTCTCCGGTAGACCCAACCATAGTGTCAATATTATTATTGGCAATTTTTTCAAGAGTTGTAAATGTATTTTGTGCTTGACTACCACTTCCCGATGCGATATAACTCCAGTAATTATTAAATAACATACCTTTCGCCATCAACATCAGATCGATAAGTGTACTTTTCCCAAACGTTGTTATTAACCCAGAGTTTTTTATCTCTGGCTCTGGAGGTTTCCCTCATTTTCATCGACCAGTCAATTCTGGTCCAGTCTAGCATACATTTTCGCCTTCAACTTAAAGGTAAGGCGGGGCGGACTCTTGGGCAAATTATATTTATTCATTGCCTATGCGTTACGGTGAGCTACAGCCTTTCGCAATCTGTACTTTACCTCGGTATCGACATATCATTTCGACTTAGTGTTTACCGATTTTCCGCCCTTATTGCCTACGTATTTCTACGCAGCGGAGCCTAATAAATGTTCAATTTTTTCATATTTTCTTGACAAACAAAATAAGCCATCTTCATAATAAAGACGACTTACTAATTTCTTCACTTCATTTGTATTTATACACATTAAACGATGTTTTTTCTCATTCTCTGTATACATTCTTGTTTCTATATCGTAATTAAGTAATTTCTTTTGTATATACTCCAAAGGAGCTATAGATGCACTAGTAATATGCATATAAGTCCATTTATCATCAGTATAAAAACATCCATCTCCATCAATATATCCCCTAAGAAAATCAAAGAAAAATTTTTCTTCGACAATAGGATAAACATCTTTTTGCGACTTATTTGTTTCTATCCCGTTAGCCATTAATGACTCAACTAAATGCTTAGAGTATACACGCAATGAATCAATTGGACCAATATGTATTTTCTTTCCTAAAATTTCGCCATCATGTGGTTTTTTATGTGCAATGATATTTTGATTTCCTAATTCGTAATTTAATTTTTCTAAAACGTATGAATCACCGGCTTGTAACTGCATACCAAATTCATAATTATTTCGTTCAGGTTTATAAACAACCCAACCATCAGCATAAATAAAACCAAGAAAATACGCTTTTAACGGAGTGTCTATTTTATCAAAATAATCATCATTAATTTGACGATTTTTTCTGAGTCCTATATATCTCGCTCTTGCGTCAACCTGTTTTCTCGTATACCCAAGATCTTTAGCAATTTCAGTATACGATTTAATAAGATAATTTTTCCTAATATATTCATCGTCTGATTCACTAAATATACCATGACAGGTCCATCCCTTACCTTTTGAAAGTCCATTGCGCTGTAATAAAAGAGATATTTGCCTCTTACTGCAACCAAATAAATCAGCAAAATACTGATATGGAAATTTCAAATAATTCTCAAATAAATATTCTTTTTGATCGTCTGTAAATACAAATTGTTTACTCATAGTTCATTTCTCCTTTGCTTAAATTAAAGTAAAGAACAGGAGAACAGCCTGAATTTATTTAGGACAAAACCGGAAAACAGCCGGAAGTCCAAGTAAAATTAAAAAAGACCAGATATGCCATCTGGTTTATAAACATTTATTCTATTAACCCCTCGTACACAATAACAGTACATTAGGACAATTCCATGATTGAGTTAAAATCCATGCTTGTGCATCCAGTAGTTCAATATTAAACCAATCACTTATAAACCTTACAGGATTACACTGATAATATTTTTGAATTCTTGCTATATTTATCAACGACTCAATTTTTCTATCAGATAAAGCATAAACACCAGGTTTCACATATACTTTGTAATCTTGTAAACATTGATTCTTAAAATTAACAAAAGATAGGTCATCTGTCACTTGGTATTGTTCCATCATGTACATCACCTATCTTCTTTAAAAAGTCGTCTATTAAATCAATTATCGGTCTGCCCATCATTTTCCTCCTCTTGTTCTTGAATCTCCGAAAATGGAGAATACAACTCTTCTAAGTTTACATAATCGGTTTCGATATCGATGTTGTTACTTTCAATAACACTTTTTAAATCCAAATTCTCTCGAAGCAATACTCTAGATATTTCTTTATAATCCGCCGCTTCTTGAGAATATTTAGTCACTAATCTTCTTTGTTCTGCTACCATATCTGCGTATTCCGATTCATCTAATTTAAGCGCTCTTATAAGAGACTCATTACTCATATCCATAACCTGTCTCATACCTCTGCAAGTATTAAGGTCGAAGCCATTAACTTCACCTTCTCTTAAATTAAGATCTCTGACCTTTTTAATTTTTCCGGTCCATGTGTTATCAGATTTTTTCGCCGTCTTATTATTCTTCAAGCTAATACAGCTCTCAGCAGCCAAATCTTTTATCTGACTGGTAATTTTGGATTTACTATCTTGAAGACTCTTGATAGTTCCGGCATTTTTCTCAATACCATGATAATCCGCCATAATCTTAGCAATCTCATCGTCAATCTTTGATTGCTGTAGAAATCCGCGCACTATTGAAATACAACTAGCAGTTCTCATCATATCATCATTAGCATCCTCAGAAGCATCCAACAATCCCAACAGCTGACTATACAAAAATGGCTGATCATCCAGACTTTCCTTTTCAAAAGGATCGTAAGACAACAATCTCTTGACGTCCTTCTTGTTCTTCAGAAAATCCCGATATGTATCTTGATCTTCGCGACCTTCGATAACACTCTCAACGGTTTTCTCATCTTCATAAATTACTTTTTCTTTGAAAAGATCAGAATCACGCCAAGTATAACCGTTATATTGGTGCATAGCTATATTCTTAATATATGACGCATAAACATCGTAGTTATCTGGATTTTTAGTAGCGTTATTAGCATTATTACTTTCATCAATACTTGAATCCCATAAATGCTCAAAAAACGGTTTATTCAAATAAAAAAGCGCCAACTGCACAGATTCCTTGGTAGGAGAGTGGTCGTCGCCGTTTTTATCTCGTCTTCTTGCTATTCCTTTAGCACAGTCTTTACATACCGGAGCAACTCCGCTTTTACATAAAGGATCCGTGCTTTTATAAAATTCTGATTTTGACTTGTGTTTGCCGCAAATATAGCAAAACGCGCCATCTTCCATTTTCTTATATTTTCCTTGTAAATCCTCCGTATATTTGACCAATTCAGCTTTCGTCATTGCCTTAAGGTCTTTTTCTTGCAGTTCTGCGAGTTTAGCTTTTTGCCGCTTTTCTTTCTCGCGCTCTGCCTTTGTTTGCGAAGGCCTACCTACTTTGCTTACTGGCATTTTAACGCCTCCTTTTATTTTATTACGCCAATACCATGATTCGAACGTGGACAACTCGAAAGTTGGACAGATTAGCAATCTGCTGAGATACCATTACTCCATATTGGCACATAACGACAAGCGAGGGACTTGAACCCCCAGTGCCCGAAGGCATCACCGGTTTTCAAGACCGGCTCCTTACCAATTAGGATAGCTTGCCTAATAAAGCCCCAGGTAAGACTTGAACTTACAACCTGCTGATTACAAATCAGCTGCTCTGCCAATTGAGCTACTGAGGCTGAACAGCACTATAAAAACATAGCGCCATCACAAAAGATAAATAAACTATTTTATACTTCAAGCTGTAATAAAAGTTCCTTTACGGCATCGTGCCATTTTCTAGGAACTTCATAGTCTATTAAAGCCAAGGCTTCCTCTAAAGTTATTTCACCTGACTCAATTCTTGATAAATATTTTCTGTAATAGATCTTAGCCATTATCCCACCACCATTTCTGCAAGCTCGGTAAGTGCTGCGTAAACATCATCTAAAGCATCGCTATGATCCATAACTTCTTTGTATGTTTCCCAGTCATCTTTTAAAACTTTAATTTCCATCCATTCCCAGTGTTCTGGATAATCATCAGTTGCTTCAATTAACTCAAAGTTCTTACGCACATAATTCCATCTACGGCTAGATGTAGTATCTAGGCTTTCTGGTTTAACAGAGTCCCCGTTCTCGACCTTTTTCCACATTTTTCATTCTCCTTCCTTTGGTTATAACCAATTTGTTTTTTAAGTTTCCGTATATCAATATAAGGTTTAATTATATTTCTGAATATATGACCCATAGCCCATATTAAGCTTGTTAGTTATAAACTGTCTTAATTATATCCCCATTAATCACTCTATTGGTTTGCAAGAAGGAGCCGCCGCGACGTCCCAGTACGAAGCCGAAGACGCGTTGTCCAGGCGGAAATAGCAAGAACCACAGCTGGAACCGTTGACAGCGCGACCACCCCGGATGGCGTAATCGACTTGACCGTTATTAGAATAAAAATAGTCTGCATAATAAGTGCTGCTACTACCTTCAACGGTCGAAGGAATGAACTGCTTCTCACTAAAGCTAAAGTTTTTAACCCATCCACTTTCCGGAATAGCTGTTCCTACTAAGTATCCAGAATAATCAGATGAACTATTGCTAACAACATAGTCAGAAACACCAGACCCATCGAGGGTTGATCTGGTAAGCTTAAACTTTCCGATACCATTGTCATTAATTAAACCAGCAAAACGCCGCCATAAATTTCCCCACCAGTTTTCCATACCAAACACCTTAACACCAGATGTTGTAGTAGAGTATCCGTAGAACATACCCTTGTCATCCATGGTTCCAGTATTTAAGACTCCAGATTGACCTGAAGTAGTATTTCCTTGTCCAAATGCGCTTTGAGAGTCAGTAGACTTACTTATAAGAATCAACAGGAAATTGATCAGAATAATATCACAATAAACTTCAGTATCCCAAATCGGTAAAGTAGTGTTATTGGCCTGGCAATAGGTTCTCTCAGTTGCAGCGTTTAAACTTGCAGTCGGTGTTTTACCACTTATAGAGCGCATCCTTGTGCCGTCATAATATCCGTTATAGATTGGTGTATAAAAGTGATCTACATAAACACGCTGATTATTCAAAAACGACCAAGCATTAAACCCTTCATCGACCTGATGATCAGCTATATAAATACTGGCACTTTCACTTACTGTTGGCGTATCTGGTACTATCTTATACCATATTTTAGAGCCTCCACGACCCCATTCCATCATGGCATTTCCAGCGTAAGTTTCATCAGCTACATCAGATGGTGTGCCGTCAATTTTTTTGCTATAGTCATCAGGATCTAAATAATAATCTACTTCGCCATCGTAGTTAAGCATACATGGCCGTGGCATAAAGAATGCATCTTTCCAAGAACCATAATTAAATACGCCATTAGTGTAATCCATATAGGCCGGAGTCATACCAACAGCGTCTTTTAAATAAGTAACCCTATCCTCGGGATCAGATTCATTTGCGTCTATGTAAAATCCGTAAATATATCCTTTGTTTTTGCCGCCAGCCAGGACATTTTTAATGGCTTTTAAGGTCTCATTTATTTCCTGTCCAGTTATATCTTTTAATATTTTATGATTATCTGTCATATATTTTTTCTCCTTTTATCTCTGACATAGATCTCCGTCTTCATCTATGTAAAATCCAATGTTTTCTTGCTCCTTTACCGTATCAGTTAGAGTGTCTACTTTATCTGATATAGAACTTATGTATTTTGTTGTATGACCTACAGGTATTTCTACAGATACGTCGTCGTTGTATACGAATTCTTCAGTACCGGCCGGGTCACACTCTTGAAGTTCTTGGTAAGGCTGTGCGGATTCGGTGATTGGTATAGCAAGTTCGTAAACGAGATATACACCTGACATGGCGGCTTTGAAGGCGGCGGCATCAGTGTAAGACAAATCAACAATCGAAAACAAGTTGTTAGTTACCCACACCGCCATTGTCTTATCGTAACTGGTAGTATTGTTATAATGGTTTGCTCCAGATGTCGGTGTGTATTTTGGACATATTACGCCATTACTAATATCAGAAGTTGAGCTAACCAGTTTAATCGCCGGGGAGATGTCCGTTGTTGTAAAATACCAATCTGTTCCAGCAACTCTATCAAATTTTGCCCACGTCAGCGTCCCCAAATCCACGATCCCATACCGCCTTGTAACCGTCCCGTCGGCTTCGTAGGTATCACCGTCGTAGTAGAGCTTATTTGCGGCATCTAGTTTCGGGACACCTAGTAGAGTAAGCGATGAGTCAAGAGGGTAGCTACGTTTCTGGTACGGTTCGTATGTGCCGTTCTTCGCCGGGTCGAAGATGTTGATGCAGATGTCGTGGTTGTAGGTAGAACCGTATGCGTCCCAAGTGCCGAACGCAAGGAAATAACAGTTCTCAGGAGTTGGGATGGTGAATCCTCCCTGTCCTACAGCTCTTGATGCACTTGATATAAACGCACCACTGCCATCATAAGAGCACCACGCTACCCCTGATGTTGTTCCCATCATGAAGTAGTACGTAGTATTTGGTAAGACGGGGATTAAATTCTTGCATCTGATACGGGAATTGTAGACCCGTTTCTGTCCGCTTCTATCGTAATCACCAACTTCCCATTCTTCATCCCACTGGTTAAACCCAACCACATCATGGCTCTGGAGATTCTCAACACTCTTCAGTGTTCCAGCATCATATTCATAATAATCCTTCGGGAAGAGCTTCCTGAAGAAAGCGACACCATCTCCTGCGTGTGCTTGTTCAAGGGAGTAGATGTAGTCTGCTATGGTTGAGCCGAACATGGCGGTAAGGTCGATGACGATATCCGTTCCACTTGTCAAACCAGTTATAGCCGACCCATCGCTTACACCGATTGATGCCGTGCCGCTTTTGATCATGTAATATTTACGATTGTTAGGAACCGTTACGCTAGAGTCATTACATATCTGATTCCACACAACCGTCCCACCAACAATTTCCTCAAGCTTTTCGAGGTTGCCAGCTTTAGAATCTCCACCGGTTTGACGGTAAACATACGGAATAGAGTCTGTATCCCCATTATCATTTATTTGCCCGTAAGTAGAATCCCATTTATATCTTTCTCCCGTAGTAATCAACGAAATATCTGTTCCATCTTCTTCTGCGTCTTTAGGTTTAATTTTATTCATCAAATAATTAAGTCCATTTTTATCTAAATATTCTATAGACATAATTTTCTCCTTTTATCTTTAATTAGCACCTTTCTCATTGACGCACCGAGCTTTCACCGACTTTAACGGAGGGTACAAATTTATTTCATTGCAGCAAAATTAACCTAATCAACTATTTTCAATCTTATTAATCAGACGCATGAAATCCTGCTTTACACTCTCATCTGCATCTGCCATAAGATCTCTTAGATCATTTGCCATTTCCATTGAGTATCCGCGATCGTATCCTTTACGACTATATCTTCCAGACCTGCTATAGCGTCCGTTTCTAGCGTAATTATTCATTCCATAATTCATTCCGCTATTACGATACATAGGATCATCATAACGAGAACTATATCCGCCACCATTACGAGAACTATATTCAGGCATCTCTTTCTTTTCAATAATTTTTTCTATATTTTTCATTGCGTGAGCGAGCATGTCAACAATCTCAAGATCGCCAGCATCCCAAGTAGGTTTATGGCCGATGTCCTCAAGTTCCTGACAAAGTCGTTCTTCTAAGTTATAAATTCCGTCCATAAGTACCTCCTTATCCTATAACAATGAATGCATTACGCATGTTTATTGGTTGCGAACTCGTATTTCTTACAGTAAGAGTTTCACAGCATCCGCGCCATACATCGGCAACGACAGCTTTGGAAACTGCATTGTAAGAATTTAATGCGGTAGGAGTAGATGTCATAGTTGAAGCCGGTATTGTGGCGCCGCCAATGGCTATGGCAACCGTAATTTCTTCAACGGTTCCGCCAGTCGGTACGCTAATATCAGCTCCGAAATCAACTAAGTAATTTACTGTTTGTTTGCAAGGACATCCACAACGTCCAGCTAAATTAAAACTATCAGACCTTGCGCGAACTAAACCGTTATTACAGGGTACTTCAACTGTAGTGAATACAGCACTTTCGCCGGGATTAATAGTTTGTTCTGAAGCATTAGAGTATGCACATAACATTTCTAACACCCCCTAATTTACGCATTACATCCGCAAGCGTTTGTATAGCCACAACCACAACTATTATTTACAAAAGGATTAGGAACTGTATAAGAGGGCACTGGATAGGGAGCAATACGATTTACAACATACTGTGTCTGAGCAGCATTGTCAGCAACCAGTTGAGCAGTCTGCTGTGCCTGAGAATTAGCAAGATTCATCATATTAAGCTGAGTTCTAAGGTTTGCAATTTCCTCATTTTTCTGATCAAGCTTATCCTGGCACATCTGATCTTTAATGCCCTGGAACCCAGCATTCATAGCATTAAGAATTCCATTAGTATTAGCATTGTTCTGTGCAGTTAAATTCATCAAACCTTCAGAAACTGCCTGTCTATCTGCACAAGCCTCTCTTGCAACGTCAGCACCAAGGTTAGCCAATCCAAGACGATTTTCGCAGCAACAATCTGAGAACTGACTCTGCATGTTGTTGAATCCTTGAAGTATTGCCATCTGATTTGCAAAATTCTGATTCATGTCGGCGATTTGACGAGCGTTATTAGAGGCTTCTGCCTGAGCAAATCCATTAGCTACAGCAGTCTGGATTGAATCAATACCAGAATTGATCATCTGGTCTCGGAACCCACCATTAATCTGATCAGACTGATTCATCCACGGATATAAAGTATCAACACTTCCATCACCGTTTCCGCCCCAGCCATTTCTTCCAAATCCAAAGAGGAAAAGTACAAGGAGCCAAAAGGCACCATCATTTCCACCAAAACCGCCGAAACCACCGTTTCCGGTTACTGCTGCAACGTCTGCAGCGGAAAGCCCATTATTAGTATTAATCATAAGGCATTCTCCTTTCTAAATATTTTTAAAAAATTAATAAGTTGTAGTAATTCGTGCACAAATTACTTTGTATATAATCATCTATAAAGATGCTTATATTTCCATATAACGAAATAAGCGCACCATAATCACACTCCTAGAAAAACACCGATTTACGGCGGTTCACTCTTGTTTGCGTAGATTTGATGCGCTTGTTAAATAAGTTATTATTCAACTGTTTAATCAGTAATAATATTAAGTTTTTATAGCGTTAGAATGTCTCTTTATTTATTTCATACATCTATTCCAAAAGAATCATTAACCACCGAACCCACTTCCTCTAATTATGTTAGCCCACTGACTGATTTGATTAAACTGTTGCTGAGTCATCTGGCCAGAATCAAGTAATCTCTGAACCATTAACTGCGCAGGAACCTGACCGTTATATTGCTGTTTAAAAGTGTTAAACTGATTTACAAAATTCTGATATCCACCAAACATTTGAAACGGATTATTCATCTGATTTCGCACCTGTCCGAACGGTTGATTAATCATTAGCGGCACCTCCTAATTCTTTTAATAATTTATTTACACTATCTGCCAAATTTGCGACATTACTTGACAGATTGTTAAATTCATCTCTTGATACATTTTCATTGACTTCCTGAGTTATTTCTTCCTCGAAGTTAAATACTCGAAGTCGCTGTGGAACTCCATTGACGTTAGATTTAATCCAGAATTTTCCTGCATCGAAATCCATTAGTAAGACAGCGTTTCCTGATGCTACTGGGTATGCCTGGGCACCAGATTCACCATTCACAAAGACAGTCATCATAGAGTTCGAAGGATCATTGTTGTATATATAACCCGTATTTTGTGATGAGTAATTGTTTCCGAAGTTCATAATTTATTACTCCTCCTTATACCAATAAAATTGCGGAATTTCCCGTGATGAGTCCCATGAATCATAAAGTATTCCATTTTTTACTGTGGCAACATGGCCATCGCAAAACAACACATAGATTCCCCTTGGATGGTCTATGCAAAAATCCCAAAGTGTATAACAATCTGGGCACCTATTTGGAATAACTTGTCTCTGGAACCCATACTTTCGCAATACACCAGCTATTACAGAATTAGAATGCGGCATCAGTCCCATATTAAAGCCCATTTCAGTCAAAATATCGTATGTCTGATCCCATGACGTATCTAATGCGACTGTCAAGGCTCGTATAGAGCAGTCTTCTGTATGATGTCCTACAGGATTGGGATTATAGTATTTGTAAGCCATGTAAAATCACTCCAATCAAAAAAGGGGCTATAAAAGCCCCCATTAATCCATTGTTTCTTCGTATTCGATGATCTCCTCTTGTTTTGCCGTTACAGAAATATCAAACACTTTATCTTTATAAAAATTCTCCAGAATATTCATAAGGTCAACAATTACGCCGTCTTCATCAACAAGCTGACCTTCATTAAATTCAAGCTTCTTTAGCTTTCCACTCCATGTAGTAGATTTCTTCACATCCATGTTCCTTTTCCTCCTTTATTATAAAATGTCGTAGATGGTACATCCATCTTCGCCAATAATTTTATCTACAATTCCCATCTTAGCTGCTTCGGGACTGAAAAACAGGAATTCGTCTTTTCGTCTCTCCTCGTATTCATCTTCAGTAATATTAGTTCTCTCTAATACAAGCTGCCTATCAATCTCATCAAGATCATCCATAAAGTCCATCCAGTTTCTCATACGACTTGCGGAATTAGAAAGACTTCGGCTGCTTTCATGCATTAGAAACGAAGAATGCTTCCAAGCGTATCTCTCATGACAAGCAATATATACAGAAAATGCAGCGGATGCGACAATAGAAAACGCTACGCCAATAACTTTGGTTTGGCTTGATCTAATTACATCAACTAGATTATTCATTGTTATACATGATCCGCCTTCACTATCAATATAAATTCTAATAGGATGACGTTTTTCAACCGGAATATCCTTATCCTCGTCGTTCCATTTAATAATATTCAAAATAACCGACTCTAAAAGCCAGTCAGAAATCTCATCATTAATTAACAATATTCTATTGTCGTAGAAATCACGAATTACCTCATCCCTAATTTCATCGTTTCCCATATCTGTTAGCGTTGATAAAAAATCCATAATAATTTCTCCTTTTATTCCTTAATCTTCAAAATATTCTTTTGCAATATCGTATTTTCGTTGCAAAAAAATAGTGGCATCCTTATATAGGAAACCACAAATTTTCTTGATATCATCTATCCGTCGATATCGAACTTGATACATTCCTGGAAGATGAGACCTAATATCCACTTTAAAATTATTTTCACCATATGACTCTTTTAAAAGACTGTCAAAGTCTTGACAAAACTTTTTAGAGTTTTGATATACAGCAATTACTTTATCATGCTTTTTTCTACTGGCTATTGTACCATCGCCATCAACCAAGCCCCTTAAAAAATGTTTGATAAGGTGCTTTGGGACTTTTTCTTCAATATTTTTAAACGATTCAGAATTATGAGTTTTATCAGGAACTATATCGAAAACACTTAAATCGTCAAATATTTGTTTAGAATTACAAGATTCAAACTTAACAAAATCTCCTAATCCTTTATTTGTTTCTATTTGTCGATAGTACAAATCATTTCCACATTTTAATTCTTCGGCTAATTTTTTAACTATAGCATCGTCTTTTCTTTGCAGTTCAATTGCTAAAAAATAACCACCATTATGAATTCTAACATAACCATCGGTGTAAATAAGACCAAAAAATAAGCTTTTGCCTCTGTGTCGATAATGCTAAAATAATCATCAACAAAATTAATATTTTTCTCATCTCTTGGCATTTTGAATGTATTTAATGTTAAACCATTTTCTTTAGCTATATTAGATACGGTAGTACAAGTCGAACCTGTTAATCTAGCTATTTCAGAACTATGCACTCCGTCCTTAACCATATTAATAATTTGTGATATCTTTTCCTCTGAGAGTTTACAATGTTTTACTTTTTTAATTTCGTTGTTGATTAAAAAATTATTTATCGCTGGATACGACATTTCAAGGTCTCTAGAAATTGCAGATACCGTCATACCGTTTTGAAACATATCAATAATTTTTAATCCTAATTCTTCTGTAAATGGTTTTTTACATCTTATCGGCAATTTCACTAGCTTCACTCCTATAATTATTTTTTAATTTAATACATCCAAATTTCTCATATCCCTTAAATACTTCCATCATCCTACGCATACCCAAATGATCAATATTTACATCTGTTTGCTCGATAATGTCGCCTTCATATACCTGTTTACATCCTTCTTTACAACGTTGAATTATCGTCTTGAGCGTATAAACATCAAGATTCTGAGCTTCGCTTACTATGACCATAGAGTCTGATTCAAACTCGACGCCTCTAATATTTGCCGTTGGTATAATATCGATCTTTCCGTCCTCAATTAATCGTTGAACTTCGATGAGATCGCCGAATTTTGAAGCAAGAATATTTCCGATAGATGCAGAATATAAAAGCTTAGTTGTATGATCACCTTTTTCATAGCCTAAAGTCCTGGCATGTTTTAAAGGTTCAAAAGAATATACAAAATAACACTTCTTAATTTTACTTTTCTCTAATTTACTCATAAAATAAGAAAGCGGAAGAGTAGTCTTTCCGGATCCGGCTCTCCCAAACAATAAAGTGATATCATTTTTGTCAATACTATCCATAGCACATTGCTGTATCTGGTCAAGAGGTTTTACTTTGCCAAAATACCTTGACTGAAATGCAGTATATACAACCTTGGTATACTCACCATCGCCCCACTTATATGTGTCGATAATTTCACCGTTGTTATTTTTCAAGATAATATATTCATTTCTGACCATGTTATAAATATTCTTGTCGAGATTAGAATAAAAATAAGCCATTTCATCATCGTTCATAGATATAACTCTATATCCAGTATACTCATCAATATCGGCAAAATCTAAGTCCTTTGTACCGATGGTATTTAGACCAAATATCTTTCTGGCAATATGCTTGAGATTTAAATCATTAGATACAAATAAAATAGAAATCTGATGTAATTCCTGATAATAATAAGCAGAAGCAACTATAATATTGTCCGGTCCTGGCTCTAATAGCTTCTGTTCTTTTATATATGTAAGAAGGTCAGTATTATATCCTACGACCTCATATTTATCTTCATTCTCATCGAGAAGTCTTGATATCTGACGAGCCTTATATTTCGTGGCTTCGTCTTTTCTATATGCAGTTTTTATATCTTCAATTTCCTGCAGCGTCATCTGAGAAATTAAAAAATCTTCATCAAACGCGCGACTTTGAAGATCCAATATTGAGTTGGTATCGTAAAATTTACGACAATCCATAAGCTTAATCCTCCTTAACTATGATGTCTTCTCTATACTTATAAAGCTTTTTGAGAGCACGAGGATTTTCGGTAAGATAATACCGCTTGGATTTAGATTTATGTGTTTGTGAACTAACATGAACATATTTTCCCATTTTATTTTCTCGCAAATAGTCAGCTTCTCGTCTTGCAATTAAAATCATACTTTCACTACTTTCTTTAATTTATTTTTTTTAAACAAAAAAGGGGCATATGCCCCTATATAAAAGTTCAAAAAAGATCACCCCTGATCCTTGAACGAATTTCCCGACACAGAGTCGAACTGTGTTTCTTCCTATATAAATAGGACCACGCAGGAAGTAGGAGAGAAGAGTAGTAATCTACTCCTCGGTACTCCTTTTAATCCTTTGCTAACGCTGAGATTATGCGTTTCGCAGAAAAAACTTTACGAGCATTATGAGTTCTCTCGTTATCCACTTACTGCCGTTTCCGCACAATAAGTATTCTCTCATGGCTGCCTTTTTTATAGTGTGGCGATTCACTATTTCTACAAAGCTACTCTACCTTCCCTATTCCGTTAACGCTGCCGCGCTATAAATTCCCGCTAAGAAAACCGTGCAAGGTCCAATAAACTTATCAGAGTCTTGCGAGACTCCTCAAAGACACCATTACATTGCTGCTGGTGTATTAAGCCACTTTCACTTTGCATAGGCACAGACTTTCGCTTTAATAATTTGATCATCTGTCTATTGTAAATAAACCCTGTATCCAATGGTTCTTTTTATTTATAATATGTTTATATACATCCTTTGATTACGTGCTGCGCCAGTGGCTTCGTAAACTTTTGATCTACAAAATACCACACGCAACCATGCTTTCGGCCCGTTTGCCTACTAACGTCTCATAAGCTAATGGGAAATCCCACTCACTTAATCAATGGATACCGCCCTCGCGCAACGTACACTTGGACTGTGTGCATCCTCCTGATTCACCTTCGCATATTCGTAAGTTTGCATGAGCTATCCAGATTGCGGTCCGGAAACCTTCTCTCAGCACTTGCCGTTGATCCGGCTTATTGCTCCATACTTCATATGTTATATCCGCGCGGGATTTATATACCAGCACGAATCGCCGCCTTTTGAGCGACAGGCATGTCAGTTCTGCTTGAATTGACCATTATACCTACAATGGCGACAAATACAAGATGTAAATATTTGCCTTTACGTAAGTCACCCTACGTTATCTGTGTCAAGCCACATTGCATAGATTTAACGTCCCTATGCAGACGATTGCTACGCCCAGGTACTGCCCCTGGTTAAGACCGGCTTATGAGGCCAGTTAAGATCTTACCTTCCGCCAGCTATGTTATTTATACTCGCCCCCTCACCAGGTAGAATAGAGGAGGTAACGGTGCGGCAAGAGAGCGAGTTTCTAAAGGAGTGTGAGTTTTATGATCTCACTTCGAGTTGATTATATGATTAATATAAACGGCTAATTTATCTTACTAATTCTTTGAAGGAATTAGCAAACTTGCACTTCGGTGCATGTTTAGCCGGGACTGTAATAGCTTCACCAGTCTGAGGATTCCTGGACTGACGTTCTGCCATGTACTTTCTACTCAGCTTAACACCATCGATAACCTGAATGTCATCGTCGTTATTCAGTGCTTCAATAACGATTTCACGGATGGCACCAACAACAACCTTGGTGTCCTTCTGTGTAAATCCTGTTTTTTCTGCAATTTTCTTAATAAAATCTGCTTTCTTCATTTCTATTTCTCCTTTTCTTCAATCATTTTTTAAGTTTGAGCAGCTGCGTTTTCACTCACATAAACAAAATTCAATAAATTCGTAAAAGTGAATAAATTATTAGCTTTTGAAAAGGTCGAAGAAAATTCAGTATCACATTTTCTCTTTGTTTTCTTTGTTTTTGGAAAAGCACTTCAATAAAGCATCCGGATTTAATTCGTATAAAACTTTTAAAAGAATCGAACGATTCTTATATAATTTACCTTTCATTTTGGCTTGATTGTTTCTGGTGTTTGTAGTAACACCAAAACCTCTTTTTAATAGATAAGACATGAACCCAAGATAATTTTTTGATATACCAGTTTTACGTAAATCTTCGATAAGATTATCAAAATCATCTCTTAATACCAGCGTCTCTTCATACATGTTATCAATGTCATCAATACGGCTTCTGACATCGTTATATAAATCCATAGAATACTTGCTTATTAATTTTTCCATGCGTTTAGATGTGTTCATTTTTCTGGAAGTAGAAAGCTCAAATTCATTAAAAAATTCTTCAAGTTTCATTCCATTTCTATTATAGTTAGCTCTCTTGAGTTTTAAATTATAAAGATAATTCATGGGACACATAATATCCAAATTAATTTTCTTCTTATCAAAACCCTTTCTAACACCTAACCAAAATGCTGGATATAAATTTTTGTCAACATCTATAAGCACTTTAAGCCGATTTATTTCTTCCATTAAATCCATATCATACGATTTTTTCGCGCTATCTATACTCACCTGAGCAAGTGACGCAAGAATACATACGGCATCATAATACTTTCTATCTGGAAACGTATAAGTATATGACAAAGCTATCTGGGCTAAATTTGATGACAAACCGATACTCAACTGAGAAGCAGCAAGTTTATTATCAACGATAGCAAAAGAGTTCATCGATGAATCGTATTTATTTTTTTCTTGTGGAATATTATTCACAACAGTCGGATGATTTATTTGACAGTATTTTGCGTGTTCTACTATAGGAGTAAAATTTGTTACGTAAATTGAATCTGAATCTTGATCCGCAATTCATAATTGTATAGGCTCTTTATCCTATACCCTCAAGTCACCTTGAGATTGGACTATATCTTTACCATAGCTTTCGCCTTAGGTATCTGGCGCTCGTGTCGGGATTATTGGTATCCATCCTCACCCATTAGTCTCTGAAGTTTCTTGTCTACTTTTGCTGGAATTCGACAAGCTTACCTGCTGATTGAGTTAATTTAATTGTTTAATCTATATGTTTCCAAGTTTTTCTGTGACAAATATTTGCATATGTAGAATGTAAGTTTTTGTAATCTTTAGCGTGAATCATTTCTGGATGATCAAGTCTTAAAATATCGGCTATTTTCATACCTTCGTCGTATTTTCTTCTAATTTCTCTGACTTCCTCTTCTGTAAAATTAGCCCTTCCATTATTTACTCCTCGCGACGATTCACAAACCACTTCATAATTATTGTCTACAGTATATTGAATATTTTCGGCATGAGTGATCCATTCTAAATTGTCAGCGTCATAATTCATCCTATTAAAATCTTTATGATTTACTTCGGCACCTTCGAAATATCCCGGTACCCAAGCATGTGCGACGTACAAATGTACTGGAACTCCGCCACCAAAACAAGGATATCCGTCAGAATTGATATGTATCGTAGCTGGTTGAACTCTTCTTATTGGATTAAACGCTGAACCATCTTTCGCAACATATTTTCCGCGACCTCTAAGTTCTACATATCTATATACCTTAGGCTCATATTTTTTGCCATCTTCATTAATAATAATTTCATCTTCAAATTTTCTTTCTTCCATAGTTCGCCTTTCTTTCCTTATAACTTTCCCAGCAATTCACCAGATATTTTTTGAACTGAGTTTCCTCAGAACCGGGCCGGTATATTAACCCATTGTTTCTCGGTTGAAACGTAGTATGATTCATATTTACGACTATACATAACTCCCCTAAATCAAAATATTTATCAAATAAGTCACTATGAACATTATGTAAATGTCCCAATCCATTCTGCGAATTAAACGGACTTCTAAACTCTGCCAGATATTCGCCATCTTTAAATCTATTTGTCCAACATTGAATGGCATCTGGCTCCACAGAAAATGTAGGATCCTGCAGCGGATCTTCTCCAACCGCATGCATCAACATTCCATAAGCGTTACCACATATAACAAGATTGTCCGCATCTTGCAAAACTTTCCCAGTTTTAAAATTAGTAATATACGCACGTATTATTGAAGCACGCCGCTCTCTGAAAAAGTCGCATCTAAGAAAATCTCTATCTTGTTCTACTAATGCCACCAGAACTTCGAAATCATTACTAAAATTCTCATTCTTCCTTAAATAATCCAAAAAAACATCATCGTCGTTCTTAAGCTTATCTATATAATCAACAGTGATACCACACACATCACCCATAGTATCCATATTTAATGCATTAACCATCTGATAACTCATCTTCTGAACATCGCCAAGCTTACTCTTATGAGCCGTCTTGACTATGCCCCAATAATTATCTGCTTCTCTAATTTTCTCTGCCCAATCATCAAATGTAACACCTTTGAACTTTAACCACTTAATGGCATTATCAGTAGTAATAAGCCGTATATCTTTTGCCCGGACATTTCTCCCAAACATATCCGGAATATAAGCATTTTCATAATCGTCACCATAATGATCCTTAAAGAACTTCTGAATATGTGTACAAAAAGCGGCACACTTGGTAAAATGTTGTCTTAGCAAAATATACCCATTGGCTTCCTTTGGAAATATTGACGAATCAATCAACGCCTGACCATCAAACAAAGTATTCGTAACCGGATAATTATCTCTCTCTTTGGCGATACAATGTTTATCCTTGTCTGTCTCAACACTGATAATTTTCTTGTAAATAAACGAATCTACGTCCTTTAAAACCAATATTTCTTCCGGCGCGATTTTAACTCTACCTCGGTCACCAATGCTGATGTCTATCGTACTAGTTATGAGAGAAGAGTAAGCACCAATCTCAATGACCGGTGCATTATCTTCTGGAAGTTCAATGCCCATTCTTAAATACTTTAGTGCGTCATCGTATAATTCTTCTCTGCAGAAATTTGCTTTCCCAACTTTCGCTTTACCTGGAGTTCTATATAAAAACTTATAATGAATTACTTCATCAACTATACGATTCCCATCTTTGTCATGATAATAGTATTCAATATCGACACCATTATTATAAAAGTCAATGCGTATATCGTCGGCGGTTTTCTTAATGTATTTATCCATATTCTTATTAGCTTTTTCGATAAGATGCTTAAGATGTTCAAGTTGTTGTTCCTTCTTATCATCCGAAATTTTCTTATTCTTCTTAAGATCCTTGATAGTTTTTTTAATATGATCTACGTCTTGCTTATAAGAACGAGAGCCGTACGCAAAATCGATACATATAATATCTCTGGTGCTTTCTTCATTTCTGATAGTCAATCCGTGGTCCTTCATATAATTAAGAAACATACTGTTTGTCAGCATAGCCTCTTTGAAATCATATCTGTCTCTGACACCTTGATTGTACCCTTCTATAGATCCGGCTTGATAAGTTCTAATTCTCAGTCCATACTTGCCCTTCTCTCTTTTCTGCTGCACTTCGGCATCACACTCCCCTTAGTAATTTCACATAAAATCTCAATTGCTCCAAAAAATAATCTACATCTTCATCTGTCAATTCCGAATTGTAGCAAATTCTTATCGTGCTCTTGGCGTCTTCATCGCTTAATCCTATAGCCTGTAACACATGACTTGGTTCTGGACTATAATTATGACAAGCAGATCCGGCAGAAATGTAAATACCCTTTTCTCCTAATAGTGATACTAACGCCGACGCTTCAACGCCAGGAAATGTAAGACTTAAAATCGGAATATGCGGATATCCATTCTGTTTATATTCAATACCATCAAGTCCTTCTCGAATTTTCAGCGCAAAATTCAAAAAACCGTCTTCGAACTTAAGTCTCTCGATCTGATTGGCTAAAGCATAACACCCCGCCACATTCTCCGTTCCGGCACGCAGTCCCATCTCTTGGCCGCCCCCTTTTATATAAGGAAGAAACTGCTTCTGAAAGTCCTTCGACATATATACAAACCCAGTTCCACGCAAAGCTCCGAATTTATGTCCAGATACTGTATAAGCATCACAGTTCAAATTCGCCCCGTAATGCGGGAAGAGCTGCACCTGATCTGAATGCAACCACACAGAATGATTGCCACAAATCTGATATATCTTTTCCATATTCTGTGCTACGCCAAGCTCGTTGTTAGCCGCCTGAATAGAAACCAATATGTCGTCAGGCTTTATGCCTTCTTTGATAGCAAGCTCAAGAGTAAAATCAAGAGATATCTCATATAACTCTCCAAGAGAATCGACAGGTAAATAGTACACAGTAATATCTGTATTATTTTCTAAATACTCCGCAACTCTCAAAACGCTAGGATGCTCAATCTGCGTAGTGATAAATAATCCTTCTTTCTTGCCTTCAAAAAATCCGCGAATAATCATATTATTGCCTTCTGTGCCGCCAGATGTAAAAATAATCTCTTCCGGCAAACATCCCACATGATTTGCTATTTTTCGCCGCGAATCTTCTAACAAATTTCGCGCATCTAACCCGCCCTCATAAACAGAAGACGGGTTATACGGATAATCTATAGATGCCATCGTGTAATCTATCAAACACTGCGGATCTGGTCTGGTAGTTGCTGCAGAGTCTAAATAAATATCTCTCATGAAACCATCCTTTCAACAACATCGCCAAGCTTATAATCAATATCATCAATCTCAATCTTCTTGATGTTGTAACTGTCGAAATACTTTACATCATCTTCGAAATTCTCAAAAACTCTTACATAAGCCCGATAATTCTTATCTGACGGTTTACTGGTCAGCCTTTCTCCGGCTTTTTCGACCCATTTATCCTTAAGCTTAATAGAAGGATAGATTAGACCTGTATATTTATCCGGCACTGTAGTGATCAGCCTTTCAATCACAGCCGGATGCGTTGAGACAAAAACAGTAAACCCTTGTCTTGACAAACTCTTAGCTACTTCAACATAGTATTTATACCAATCCTTAATTCCCCTGAAATGGCTGCTTTCTAAATCAATCACAGAGTTGTTCTTGCTTGCTAAAGTTGTCTTCCCGATTCCTGGATATCCTGCAATAATCATAAATTTTCTCCTTTTGTCTGTGAAAATAGATTGCGTGAATTGATTGCTTTAAGATCTTCTTTAAGTCTCTCTGGTAAATCTGTATGTGCTACTTTTACCACGATATCATCATTATATACATCGTAAACCGAACCATCCTCGCAAAATACCATATATTCATATTCATCATAGCATTCACAATATTCAGCACTTAAAATCAAAGCGAGGTTATCATCATGTATGTCAGATAATATAACAGTATCTCCAACTGTGTAATCTGATGTTTTTATGTTTTCTTCATCTTTATATGGTTCCAGTGCTTCTAAATCCATAGCGCAGAAAAATCTGCCGCCTTCTACAGTACTCCATCCGTGTGGGTTTTCAAAACGCTCTCCAGCTCCTGGTACTTCAATAATATACTTCATAATTTAAACTCCATAATAATTTAATTCATCATTTCGATATTGTTTACAGTTCCTTTTTTAATCTTGCCGGATTTTGTATATTCTGGTGCATAACGAATACCGCATATATTTTTATTACCGCTAACCCAATCCTTCCGCCGAACAAGCTGATAAGCAACTTTACGTCCATTATATGTATAGTCAACTGGAACACTTACATACTCATCCATATATTTCTCATAGCTACAAGTCTTATGGCACGAATCACAATGATGCTTGCATTCCTTGTTAAATTCACAATTCCTTAATAGATCATCGTATCTATCCCACGTCCACTTTTCGTACTGCGGCATGGTAGAAGAGAAGTCTTTGCATATTTCCGGTGCCGCCACAAGTCTCTTCCTACAATAACGCTTATCACCATCTCTCTTATAATGCTGACACATATAACACTTAAGAATCAGTCCGGCATCATCGTAATAACTGCAGCCACGACACATACCGTCATAGTAATAATTATCTATAAATTCCTTACATGATAACGGATCAGCGAATACCTGATCAAATTCTCTAAGAGATACATTGTCCGGCGCATCAAAAGAATTGTAGTTCCTACTCTTGACCTCACAAACATATTTGCCATCCCTTACTTCTTCTATCTGAGTTAACCACGGCTTCCATGTGGTGTCGTATGCATTTGGCACATATACAAAATCTCCGACTTTCATTAGCCCTCCGTTTCTAAAACAACGTAGTCCTTAATATTATATCTATACAACGATTCTTTAGCCTGTAATATAATATGTACTTCATATTCCTTGCTGCCATAGTCGGGATAAACAAAATACATATAATCAGCACAAGATTTCGGCGGATCCTCGGTTTCTGGATCATAATTCTTATTTAAGCCATAAGTAGCTTCCGCCATTGCCTTTTGAGAATAGACTAGCGGATCCAGTTTGTCATAAAATCTGTCCCAGCAGTCGCCGTCTTCGAGATATTCTTCGACATCTGAAATCAAGAAATATCCATGTTTTACAAAATCGCCGCCTGGTAACTCCCTAAAGCTTAACATCTTCACATTAAATGGATAGTCATCATCTGTGTGAAATGTATTAATAAGATCGTCGGATCTCTTATTCTCCGGCACTGTATAAAAATAATCATGTAAATCGCTTGCAAAAGATCTGCTTCTTGATATCGCCGGACAAATCTTTCCTCTGTCATCGAACGGACCCAAAGGATGAATCAGCCCATGATCATCTTCATAGCCTATATAATATTCATAATAATAACTCATAATTTATTCTCCATATACAATTCCCACAACTGGAAGTAGTAGAACTAAAATTGATAAAACATTTAATACGACCGCAGACCAACTTTTTGAAGCTAAATCTAATATGAATAGACCGGTGTTTAGCCCAATCAAAAAAATCAGTAGAAGCATGGCTTTTAATTTATCATCGTCGAATTGCCACATCAACATTCATATTCCCCCTTATCCATAGATTCCCGCTGTTTAACGTATTCGAGAGCATCACCCCGGTCGAAAAAAACAACTTTGTCAATATCAGAGTAGGAGAGAAGATAAGCATGTTTATCACGCTTATCAACTCCTACAAAATAATCATCTGTCACAGTACGGATTGTTAATTCGCATATATCGTATGACCAACCAGGTATGATTCGTGCATAATACACATGGTCTTTAATCTTCATCATCATCATCCAATAAATATTCAAGAGTAAAATATTGTTTATGTTGTTCTTTTTCTTTAATAGCATATAAATCATACTCGGCATCTCCAGCCTTAAATCCATCAATATCTTTAAGTTTATTAACAGTATCGAAGTCGCCCAGAATCTCAACTTCTCCACGAACCGGTATAGAATAGTGTTCACCGTTGATCATGAAGTTCAACTTCCTAAAAGGCTGCATTGTCTTAATCTCGCCGTTAACATATCTAGTATTTGTTTCTCTTTCAAATGTAACCTCGTCTACACCGATATAAATCTTACTCATATATTTCACTCCTCACTTTCTCAATCTCTTTACGCTTCCGATTCTCATATTTCGCACGATATCTAGGCTCATACTTTGTACAATGCTGACAAACTCCCTTGTGTTCTGCTTCCTTGCCTTTTTCACAAGATCCTTTGCAGATATAAAACTTACAAATCGTTTCTCTATACTTTGCCATCAGTCTGCCTCCCTATCATCAATATGAAGATAACAACCATTGATTTTATATTAACGACCGTCATCTTTAATTATAATCATTTTTTATCTCCCTAAAGCTGCCACCGATTTCTTCTGCACAATCATCGCACCAAGGGCAAATCCATCCCATACTCATCTTTGTGGCATTTCTTCCGCAACCGCAGCAAGTATGCTCTGAGATATCTTCATATTTCCTGATGATCTTATCAATCTGTTTATTTCCACCATAATCATACCATCTTAAAGCACCATACTTTTCTTTAACCTGCATTACCACATAATCATCAATTCCCGCTTTATCAAGTTCTTCCTGAATCTCTGATGCCATATGATCAGTAATATCAAGCCATCCCCGTGGAATCTCACATACGGTGCCAGGTGTCAAAAAATCATATTTATCAGCCAATTCATCATATGTAATCATAACGCGCCTCCTCTATAAGCTATCGCAACTCCAATTATAACTAAGATTATTGCTACGAGTATACCAATCCACATTGGAGAAAGTACCCAAATCCATGACCACTTGATAACACCGCACAATTTAAGAACTATAAATATTAGCGTTAAAACGCTGCAGAAACTCATTCCTCCACTGCTTTTATTATCGTTATTTATTTCAATCCCTCCCATCTATAGTCCAACGATGAATTGTTGGAACGTTGCTAATTAATCCGTCTTTTATTAATGCCCCAAGATTTAATGGCTTGAAGCCAATAACATTTGAACACACATTCAATCTGTTAAACCCGCCAGAGTGCCATTTCGAATGATCGTGTCCATAAATGTTAAATAAATAAGGCATTTGCAAAAGCGGTTCATGTGATATAATAATTTTGTCGCTTATTGTAAGCGGCCCAGTATAAATCTCATTAAAATATGATTTAAACTTTGTAGCCGACTGATCATGATTACCCAAGATTAATACTTTGTAGCATTTTAGCTGCTCCATATACTTGGGATCCCCAACATCACCAAGTAACAGGAGAGTATCATTCTTGTGACAATACTGTTTAAGAGTTGCTATTTGAATTTCGGGTTCAGGCCAGTCAGGATCCATTATTTTGCAGTCTGGATCGTCGAAGTGAGGATCCGAATAAAGCCAAACTGACCCTTTGGCCGACCAGTGCTGAAACACTGGATATAATGTTTTTATCATCTATCACGTCCTCCTTGATTGGAGTATATCACATATTAGTAATTTTGTCAATCATTAATTTCAACGTTTATTTATCAATAAAAAATTGGAAATATATGGTCTCACAACAATCTCGTAGCCACTACCATATCTCTGCGTGAGATAGGAGAGAAGTTCAGCATCAGACATATATAATCTTCTCCCAAGCAATCCTTCGATTTCTTTGACGATTTCTTTCCAATCTTTGCAATCTCCGTTGTCTAGTATATCTGTAAGATCGCATTCGTTCAGTTTTTCTATTTCTTCGTTGTGTCTATCTCCGAATTTCATAAATACCTCCATACTTCGCAACACTCTTTATCTGGATCAATTCCTACCATATGAATTGCCACACGATCCTTAAATGCTTCACCCATACATAGAAATCCTTCGCAATCTTCGTGATCAACTCCGTTTGCTCCATTATTCTTAAAGGTCCACCGTCGCAGATCCAGACGGTATCTACAATTACTACAGCATTCTCGTTCTTCCCAAGCATCGCAATGATCCGCTGATTTGACATCCGTACCATAAGCGCCGCTGCGAACAGTCATACATACACCATCTACATTCCATCTACAATTCTCACATTTTTTTTCTTTCATAATAGCACCTACTCATCAACCATTAAATCATAGTCGTATACCGCATGCTCATCATGTGTTACACTTATCAACGCATCATCAAAATCGTCAAAATATATAACACCTTTATATCCATTATCTAATAATCTTTGTCCAGCATTCATTACATCATTCTCCCTTAATCTTGTTTATTAATTCAACAAGTTCAGGAAATGCCCGACCTGTTTTAGTGAGATCATAATTTTCAACAGTGTGTGTGGTCATATTCTCTAATTCAAGAACTTTGCCATATTTGTCATCTGTCTCCGGTCTTAAAACAACACACCTAATATTATCTTTATATATAACTTCATCTCCAATGTGAATATCTTCGTGAGAATCTTCCCATTTCTCATACATTTCTTTAGCTTCGGAATATGTATGACAAGTCACAAGATCGTATAGCCCCAAGCACCCACCAAAAATAGATTGTGTGCGTATATTATCAAATCGGCTATCCTTTAGCTCTGAAGCTATCATCCTGATAAATTTCCAAACTTCGTCCTGAACGGTTTTATCATCAACATCAATACGAATAACATCGCCCGGTTTTACGGTTTTTACTTCTCCACTTTCAAATTTCATTTAAATATCCCCCTATATCCAAAACAATCCCCATATCTGTTGTCATCTAATCTCTGCTGAATTTGCGGGCATTTACCGCTATTATAGAAATCGCAGCTAGTACACGGAATGTCGCGCGGTCTCCATACAAAAATCAAAACATTGAATGTAATAATAACAAGTGCAACCATGAAAGCCAATATTGCCATATTTTACCTCCTTATTCGCATTTTTTAACACAATACTTAATTACATATTCTGCAACAATCTTAGAAAAAATCTCACGGAATTCTTTTTCAGATTCGATGACATCAAGCTTATTAGTCTTATTAATAGCAGTTATTGTGGCACCATTTAATTGCATACGTCTCTTCATATTTTTAAGACGAACATTCAGCTGCTTATTTGTACGCTTCCCAAATTCGTTATATAACATTGGCCAAAAATCTTCCCAGCCGATATTCGTAGAATTGGCTATACGATTTACCTGTTTATTAATTCCGCTTCTCCAGTTTCCATCGTGCTGAATTGCATCTATAACCGTCTGGAGATTTTCACATGCAGTATTAACGGCATTTTTAGCAGCCGATGCCTCCGCAATAGCCTGATCCGCTTTTTTATCTACGATAGCAACACGCTCCTGAGTATTAATCATCTCTTGGACTAATCCAGCTATTGCTTTTAACTCAGAAGAAACATTGTCGGACATTTTAAGCGAGTAGGATCCGGTCTTGCGAATGGACGGAAGAACTTCATGTGTCACCCATCTCTTAAAACGTTTTGCCGAAGGAAGCTTACTGGAAATGATCAGACTGTAAAGACCGGACTCGTTGATAATATACATATTGCGACTCTGACCTGAGTCGGTAAAACGCCGAGTCAGCTTATCTTCATCATATACATGTTTCTTTAAGGCATCTGACGTATCTCTATACCCCAAAGCCTCTGCTACATCCTTACCTACAAAATACGGATCACCATTTACTATAAGGCTGCGAACTGAGCCAAATTCCGGATTCTCAAAAATAGTTACATTGTTTGACATAGTAGTAATTTCATTCATCATAATTCTAATTCTCCTTTTTCTGTTAAATAATCCATAAACTCCTGCTGCGGGATCACAAACGTTTCGCTGGGTCGAACTAAGTTTGTAATCACTAACACATCCTTAATTCCAGGTTCTTTTTCGCATAAGATATCTGCCACTTCCTGACAACATACAATTAAAGCCGGTTCGTCATCTCTCATAATTCATTCTCCCTTCTATAATGTGTATATACTCTTTAATAGCTCCGAAAATTATATTGTAATCATTATCGTTACCCCCAGCAAACAGATCCGCAGCATCCAAGAATCTATCGGCAAATTCCTGCATTTCTGAATGAGTGACAGCTGCCCGCTGGTAGTATATTGCTCTTGCCAGTAACCAATATCTGTCCTTATCCATCATTTTTCCTCCACTATAATCTGACAACTCTTCATTACTTCAAGGGCCGCCTTATGTTTCTCAGGTGTGGTCCCCGCACAACAATCTGCATGGACAATAATCTCGGAATTCGGGAACTGAGCGCGGAGGATCAGAGCATTGGAGATTACGCAGATGTCAGTGCAGAGGCCGACGAGTTCAAACTGGAAATCATTGTCATTAAAATCATCTGGATTAATATATTTATACCAACCATCATACCCAAAGGTTCTTTTCCACACCCAGTTGCTTCTGTAGTTATCTTCGAGGTCTTTCAATTGAGGAATAATTTCCCATCCATTAGTATTTCGAATACAATGTTCAACAGGAAGATATTTTCCCTCAAGTGTATTCATATAATCTCCATAATGGGTATCTCTTGTAAAGACCACATAATATCTGCTATCCATATACTCTTCAATTTTCTTCTTTACTCTCGGAACTATAGCCTGGGCTTCCGGCGTTCCCAGGGATCCGGTTACAAAGTCGTTCTGCATATCAACTACAATTAATACTTTCTTCATTTTTCCGCCTCCAATACAGTTTCTGCACATTCTATAGCAAGATCAGAATAGGAGATATAACCATCACAATATTCATCCCATTCCGTATCATGTTCAAGCGTATCTACATCTATAAGCCTTCCATGCGGCGTTTCAATCTCAATTAACGGACAATGTTCTTCAATATCATAATCAAAAGGAACATAGTTCCCAGTTCGTGTGCAGTATAAAGCATCGTGCGAATTGCCAGAAAAATAACACTTCTCACAAGTATCTGGCATCTTTAGTTTCGGTACATATACACCCATTATTTTGCCCTCCGTTTAAAAACTTCGAAAAACAAGTCGCAAATTAGTGTGATTAATATAATTATTCCAGTTAAAAACCAAAGCAGCACCCAACCTGGGAAGAAAAATATAAACGCCAAAATTTCAAGAATAATAATTCCTGCCGTATTTAAAGTTTCCTTATATTTAGACCATATACTTTTAAAAGGATTGGTTATACCCCTATATGTCTGGTCTCCATATGCAGCCATAAAAACCAGAGAGGAAAAACAAGCATATAAAGTAACAACACAAATGATTACACAAATGGTTATATCGCGCATTTCACTACCCCCAAATTCACATCAGCCAAAAATTTATTGATTCTGTTATAATCTGGATTTTTCGGGAGAGTAGTATGCTTCTTCCAGTACTGCAGCTTATTATCCAATTCGTCGACAATCTCATAAAACTCTTTTACTGGCTGCCGATTTTCATCCAAATACTTGCCGTTACGTATGTCCATTAAAAAGTCATGTTCTTTCTCGCGATATGTAATGATCTCGCCCTTTTCAAGAATGTCAAAACACATCAGATAAAGCCGCACCAGATGCATCATATGCTTGCCAAGCTTATCATGTCCAATAGCATGACTATTCCGTTTACCAACCTTACTATATGATTTAACAACTTCGTTCATCTCTGCCCACATAGATTTATAGTCACGAAGTGGATAGTGGGAGAGTGACACATCCATAAATATTTCGGTATCCATATTCTCATTAACGGCTTTATCGATGTATAATCTTATGGAATCTTCTGGGAAACCAAAATATTTTTCTGGGAAAGTGTATCTTGAATTTTCAATAGAATCTAAAATGTGCTGCTCCATTTGAGATTGGCTTGCTAACCTAGCAGACTTGTTCTCAAGGCGTCTTAACTGTGCTGTCGCATAACCCCCGAAACTATGAACTGCCCGCTGCGACAAAAACATATCAGAATTATAGATCAATTCATGACCAACATCAGAAAGATAAATATAATGCTCTGGCTTTAATCCTAGAATCTCAATGGTATTAGGATTACAGTTTGACAACAGCGAAATCATCTTCTCAAGAGAGTAAATCGTCGTATCAGTTTCATCGTTTTGGACTTGCTCAAATCCTTTTCTAGTAAGTATATCCTGCGCCGAATTAGTAGCAATTCCACGAATATCAATATCACTGCCTTCCACGTTTGTTCCATATGCATGAGATCCGCCATATCCAAGAAGAATTATATTATCACCAAGCGGCGCTTTATTAAGAAATGAATATTCTGGTTTGTTTCTCAATTCCTGCAGCGTCATTACTTTACCTCCTCAAATGTATTATCAAAATCTTCACGTCCCCAAGCTACAATTTCACCATATTCATTTTTTACAATATAATCATAAGGCCCAACTTCAACAGTCCCATCTATACCGTATTTTGATTTATCTACAAAAATACGATTTTCTTCATTCCGTGCTATAACACCTTCTTCTGCGGCATCTTCAACCCAGGTCGGTGCATCCAATACACACCCATACTTTTCTATATATTTTAACTGTGCCATAGTAAGCTGAAATGCTTCAACTTCCGGCATCCTTCTTCTGTACTTTGCCATGTACTTCCTCCATCGTCTCTAATCTATTAACAACACGATCCAGCCAATCATAACCTTCATATATGTCAGATAATATCTCTACAGCGTCATAAAGGTTATACAAAATAGACTCATATAAATCGGCCTTATTTTCTGCAGTAGTTTTATCCTCAGATGGTAAAAAATTCCTTGACAGCGGGAATAAGCAAACCGCCGCATCTTCAAGGCACCTTATAGCTTCATTCTGTTTTCTTCTTGTTATAATCTTCATTATCTATTTCTCCTATTAATCTAAATGCAACTGACCAATCTTACGCTCAACCCAATTTATGTTTTCTTTATTATACTTATCAATATCTTTTTGCCACTCACTAATAAGTTTTACCATTACTTTATTACGATTTATTATTTTTTTATTTTTAATTTTTTTATGGCGATATATTTTCAAGCGAATAACATCTATAAAGCGTTTCATTACAATCCATTCTTTGTTATAAAATACTACATTATCATATGTGTCAGCAAAGCTCCATTTATCTGGCGACATTGATTGTAAAGTTTTAAATTGATCAAATGTGATTTTTACATCGTCCCTGCTAGGACAGTAAATATCAAATATTGCCCATAGAAACGCAAGAACAATATAAAATGCAATAAAGAGGAAAATAATACATAGCATTATTTCATTAATGTTAACGCTCATAGGCGATTTCTCACTCCTGATCCGCTGTAAATAAAGAACCGTCTTCATTTAATCTTGGGGTTATGGCCATACCGCCATACATGTGCCTAGTCTTCACTACTATATATTCAACACCAGTAACTTTATCTATTAAAATGTAACCACTACAGGGTAGCTGTTCGCCAACTATAAAGTTCCCGTCCTCTGTAGCATTAACTGGAACGCAGCCCGCAGCAAACATCGAGACCACCAATAATAAACCTAATAATAATTTACGCATCTTTAATCCTCCTTTATTTTATACCCAAACGGTACTTTACCGTTTATTATAGACTTCCAATGATTAACAACATCTGGATGGGCATAATTTTTATTATTTATTAATTTAACCATCGCTTCTGACCGTAGCTTAGTAAATGTATGCTTGTCAATATACTTTTCAAATTTATATTCATATTGCGGATACAACATATCATCATAATCAATAAGTTTTAATCCGCATTCATTGTTTTTATAAGTCCAATTCTGAATGAAGTCCCACATAACGCATCCCGCCTGGAATCCCGTTATACCCATCTTATGCGCACCCATCGACGCTGCCGCCAGAGCAATCGCGCCAATTGCACGAACCATAGTCCCATAATCATGATCATATTCATTCATTAGACGGTTGTAAAAGTCTGTAAATTCTTCTGGCGTTTTAATATGGTTTGCTTCTTTATGCCATAATTCATTAAGTAATTTGAATTCTTGAGAGCCTTCAGTAATATGTAGCATGTTATTTCTCCTTCCACATCATTAATCATCCCATATTTGTCTGTCATGGAAATCAATTTCTTCGTTAGTCAAAATGCAGTTTTTTATAAGGCTATCAAGCCTATATTCCATAGACGGAATAACAATTACTGGAATTCCATCACTCCCTAAACCACCATATATGTTCATCAAATACTGATGTCTTTACACATTCATCGCAATAATAATCGGGATCTTCTTCCGCAAATTCAGCAGGAACAGTAAACTCATTTATTCCATCTGGTTCAAGAATCACACAAGCTTGTCCATTACCAATCCATGATGTAATAACCGCAGGCTCGCTTCTCCACCAAACCTTCTTTCCAATCATTTTCTTGTCATAATCAATTTCATTAAAATTTAATGCGTGTTCATTTATTTTATTGATTAGATCAAGCGCATGATGAATTCCATGTGTTACATAGAACGGCTTTCCATTTCGAGTTATAGTGATTGCATTGGATGTGAAACACCCTATTTCTCCACATTTAGTTCCGATATAATGATGCGGTTTTTGCTCTATACCCCACAACGCACCACCTTCACCATAGAACTCAATAAGATTATCGTATGAAGGCTCTTCATTGCGTGGATGCATCCAATAATTATTATCACCCCATCTGCCGCCGATTGAATGAACATATCCTTCTATCCTTACCACATAATATGGAATATCTTTAAACCACACATCCCATGACAAACGTGTAATCTTCAACTTCGCAATATCTGTTTCTTTTGTTATTAATCTAATGTCTGTCATATAACTCCCCCCACATACCAATAACCGGCGTTGCATAAGAGTAATAGTAAATCATCCAGTTAGGATTAACGTTAATCTTCATCACCTTTTAACCATTCTGCAAATTTTTCTTCGCAATCGCTACACAAGTCAACGTCTTCCCATGCAGGAAACATTAGGCTGTTCAGCTTTGAAATTTTATACATGGGAACTTTCGCATTCTGTGTTGGTGTTGGCATATTATACTGTTTTCCACATTTATCACATACACGAATTTTCATATCTTCTTACACAACTCCTTTCTGCAATCATCACAAAGACAAATCGAAAGTGGGAAAGAACCGCTATCGAATATCACCCTCACCATACGACTATCTTGTTTGTGGTCTTTATCACAAGCTACACATGACCCGTATTTTTCAGACCCTTCTAAATCTGCAAGATATTTAATTGTTATCATTGTTTGCCTCCCTATTGTTATTAATCAACTCAAACATTGCTCTCATGCCATCACACATCTGATTGAACAGTCTCTTGTTTTCATCAGACATATTATTTGCCTTTTCTATGATCTTTGACAATGGACACCAATCAGGTCTTATCTCTAAGTCATCTATCCGATAAGCACTAAAGTTTAACATTTCGTGTGCCTTATCAACAGGATAATTGCAAAAGTATGTATTGAATAATTGCGTCTTGACATTACACACGCCGCAATTTTCAGGTGGCCTCAAATTTATATCCATGTCATTTGCTCCTCCTTCATTGCTAATATCGAACACATTTAATATCACTCAATGGCACATCTTTATCAATCCACCATGCCTCACCAAACTTATTGTGATGGTCTGGAAGCTTATATGACGGTTCACCTTCCAATTCATATATAACTGTTCTCCCCGTCTTTAATGCCCATGCCATTGCTCCTTGCAGCGTATTAAATCCCCTAACCGGCTTAATGATATGCCCGGTTTCTCTATATCTCTTTGCTTTTTTGGGCGTTGTTGCATGATATAATTTCACAATTATTCCTCCCCCTTTATAATGCCTGTGCAATTAGCCATGTAATGCCAGAAACTATTGCAAGCCATGAACTAAACACAAATACCTTAAACGCAATATCTGCTATCATTATTCCTCCCTCATCTTCTTGAGCAGTTCTATGAAATCTTCAATGCATACCCATCCCTTGGGAAAAGTCGCAGACCGTCCCATCGCATTGTCATGAATCAATTTCATTACGTCATCAACCTTCAAATATTTTTTCATGGCTCATTCCTCCATCTTTTTTAGCACATCTCCCAACTCTGGAAACGAACGTCCAGTCTTTCTCCAGTAACCTTGTTGATTGATTTCGACCATAAAAATACCATCACTATTAACGCAGTGCCACTGACCCCAACAATCTATACGAACAATAACCGCTTTATTGTCTGGTACTTCAGAAATTATTTCATCATATTCATGTATCTCATATTTCTGCTTTTGCCATTTTTCGTATTTAGATTTTGCTTCGGAGTATGTGTATTTCTTACAGATATCATCCAAATCACAGCCGAACAATGTCTCAACTTCACGGTCGGCATTATAAAATTCTCCTGCAAACTCCCACACTTCCTGCTCGACATTCTGCCTGATTTCCTGCTCATCTGGCTCGGTGTAGGGTGTCATTTTTAAGTCGGTATTAATCCATGTCTTCGTTCCTTTGTTCATCGTAATGGGAATAAATAAATCACCATTAAATCCTTCCCACATTGTTTCTTCACTATCTGGTATCTCAATCACATATTTCGCCATTTATTCCTCCTCAAATTTATCTGTTATCATCACTTGTCTTAATCTAAAATTCATAATAGTTTTATATTTTCTCTTTGTTAAATATTGCCAGCAAAAATCTACAACCGCGCCAATCAAACTGTGATGCATATAATAAATTGACTGCCCAAACAAAGTAGTCACAACAAGAAATTTAGGATCGTTACATCTGCGTTTAATCTCATATGCTTTAATTTTTACCATTGTCAATCCTCCGATTCATCAACCGTAATATACTCCACAGTATCAAGATTATAAAAACCGATCCACTGTTTTTCGTAAATTACAATAAAATATTTACCATCATATTTATAGTCTGTATACTCGTCTGGTTTATAATGGCACATGTTACCATTTCTAAATACTATTGTAATATATTCATGTTTCACAATTATTCCTCCTTCATCTTCTTTAGCAGTTCTACGATATTAGGAAGCACTCTCCCTGTCGGCTTATACTGATGAACATTACACTCAGAAAATCTATCTCCGTAATCGCACACATCCTCAACGCTGCATAGTGCAAAACCTCCAAATGAATTGTCATCCATGTCCGTGACGTATATTTTTAATCCAGGCATCTTTTTGTGCTGTACTTCACATCCCACACGAATCTCATCTTTCCGCTTTCGCCATTCTTCGTACTTGGCTTTGGCTTCTTGGTAAGAATAATTTGTAAAACTATCAAGTGAGAAGCCACCGAAAACATCAACAGAATCAGCACCATTCATTTTTGTACAGATTGTGGCAAACTCCCACACCTCATCCTCTATAGCCTTTCGGTCAGGCTCGGTGTAAGGTGTCAAACTTAAGCCAGTATCATGATGCCCCTTATGTTCTGCCATTGTATAGGGCATAAGCAAATGTGTGCTACCAACAAAGTCTCCGACTCTTTCATCTGGTATCTCAATCACATATTTCGCCATAATTAATCCTCCACTATCTCCATTGGTTATTTTTACCTCCATAAATTAAAACAAAATTTTTCTATAAAACCATTATTCGCATGTTTTTTGGGTAATACATATATTTTTGAACAATTATTTGAGCCTAAATAATTATCACGTTCTTCTATATTAGATAAAATAATCTCTGGATACTCACTACATGCTTTGTGTAATTTTATGTATTTTTCTGAAACTTTATTTTCCACTTTACTTTTCTATCCTTCTGTTTTATAAATATATTGGTCTTTCTTCATTTTCTATTTTTTCAACCCAAACATCGGACAATTATATCCAAACTGTTTCCCATACTTCGGAACAACTTGAGATATCTTACAGATTGCAGATGGATTACAATCTCCAAAATCAAGGATACGCTTTAGCAGTTTTAACCAATTGGAAAGTTGTTGGTGCTCTCGTTTACACTTTAAATCATCATTAGTTACTGCACGTTTTTTTGCTATTTCTTCGCAGTGAATAATTGCTTCATCCAACGTCATGATTCATCCTCCTCAAAAATAATCTCGCAGTAATCATCATTGCAGGAAAGGGATTTCTTCTCCTTTGGCTGATAGGGGTCTGGTATCTCATACGGCATCCAAGCAATTATATTGTCATTACTATAAACCCACTTCTCATCCGCATCGTACCAATCACTATCTTTGTGCGATAATTGACACACCTCAACATTCCCGTGTTTATCAGTTGTCCATACTAATTCCCATGGTGTAGGATATTCTCTGGTACATGGTATCCAGTTGTTCGGAAATTCCGAATAGTTGCTAACTTCGCTGTTTAGCCACTTTAGAAAATCTTTCTCTGGCATTGACCATAACTCTGTAGCATATAGACCAAATATGTCTTTAAACTTGTCTGCATTTGTCATTCCTGTTTACCTCTCCATCTTGCTCCCACAGTTCGTACAGAAAATCGGGAACTCATTGCCACCAACAATCACATCACATGGTTATGTTCTGATGAGTACCTATAATCCTTAAGCACATCTTCTAAATCTTTTTCAAGTTCGTACTCAATTGCCTGATTCCTCGTACCATCTTCGTTATAAACTCTATATTCTAATTGCCAAGTCTTATAAGCAACCTGTGGCACATCAATCTTGATCATCCTGTTCACCTCTCAATTCTGCTATAGCCCTGTTCATTGCATCTTCGATCGCTCTAATTCTGTCAGGATTATTGCCAAGAAAAATAGCAACCTTTGTATCGTTTACTACTTTTCTTTTGATCTCGCCTTCTGTTTTGCAAGAAGAATAGCTTTCGTAATATGTCATTTCTGTTCACCTCTCATATCCGTCTGGCATATCATTAACGCCACCATATTTATTCATCGCCATACATAATTGTATCCTTCTCCGTTATAACTCCCGCAGTGAGGGCAGAAATTCATTTTTACATCACCATATTCAATCCCTAAATATCTACCACACTCCGAACACTTAAATCCATTTGGCCCAAGAAATATCCATTTCCCCTTCTTCCGTTCTAGTTCTACGGACGATAAAGCATCGACAGCATCTATTGAATCAAGCACTCCACCAAGCCACCTGTTTTCTTCCTCCCATCTTTTAACATATCTTCTCAACTCATCAACTGATTGTAGTGTTGTTTGATTTAAAATTGCATTTATGGCATCATGTTTGCTGATTAAATTACTCATTCTTCCCGCCTTTCTGTTTCCACCTCATGCCAATCTGGCATCATCTGATTCCTTCTACAATTTTTACATGGCATCATATATGCGTGCCCTAAATGTATGCAATTCTTACAAGACTTAAATTGTTCTGGCTGTGCGGATGACATGCTTTCAATATATCTGTAAATATCCTGATAGCATTCTTCGGAATGCTCATTAGCTTCCCAGAATGATATAATACACATTTCTTTGAGATCATCGAGTAGTCGCTCCTTGTCTATCAGGTTGCCGACATTGGTGCCAGAAACATCGCTTTTTCTTGGCTTCTCGCCAAGTTCATATCCCAGATCTTTCAGCTGAGATATAACAATATCACGCTCCCATTTATACTGCTCCATAAGCCCGTCAGAGTAGTATAACGCTCCG